TACAGCCAGATTTGTTCGTATCTTGATGCCACGGTCTTTTAATCCATGTCGTTGCAGGAACGCTTTAATAGCAGCGTGTAGGGCTTCAATTTGCCTATTCTGCGAGTAACAAAGCGTTTCATAGCCATTTGATGTCGAGTCATCGCTAGAATTCATATGCAGGGACAAGAAGAAGTCTGTCGCCTTGCTATTACTAAACCTTTGCCTTGCTGCTAAATCCTCATTCTTATTTGTTTTTAAATTTGTTGCACTCGATAGCGACCGCTCACCATTCCGGGTAAAGAGTACCGTTACTCCGTGCCGGGTTAGTACCTTGCCGACTAATTGTGCCAAGGCAAAGGCACGTTCATGTTCCTGCAGTCCATTTCCACATGCTCCGGGGTCCGGCATTCCGTGCCCTGGATCAATCAAAACTAATTTACTCACTCTATATTCCCCCTTGTCATATTGGTACAACTTATACCGCTGAATAATGTTCATCAGTTTATCTGGATACGTTGGGTCGGTAGCATAGCCGGCTTTCCATACCTCGACACAGGCCGCCCGCCAATCAGTGCCGATAACCTTTGCATACCGGGGAGTTAACAAGCGTTCTGAACGGCATTTAATGCATTCTCCCCAAGAGTTGTATTTACAGAAAATAGACTTTTCTGTTGTTTTCTTACCGTTCCGATACTCAGGCGATTCTTTTTCGTATGTACCAGCTGGACCAGTACCTTTGAGGCCGAATAAGTTGTTGGCCTTCTTCGCCAACTCTGATTCTCCCCATCCGGTTTCAAGAATAGCCTGGGCAATTGTGAGAGAGGCCGGAATCCCGACCTTTTTGTTTTCCTCAATTGCAGCATCTTTGATTTTGCTGATAAATGCTTGTGGCTCCATTTGGTATCCTCTCCTTACATCGCAGGTCGATCCGGCGTGTCTGGTGGTTGTTTTTCTTCTTCTGAACGTTTGCGGAGTTGGAGTAGAGCACTACGTAATTGGGGCGGTACAGGCATCCCGCATCGGACCATATTTTCTAGCATGGATAGCCCTTCGTTTGCGATATAAAAGTAAATCGTGATGTTACGGAAGAAACCGGGGGAATTTAGGGCTAAATCAACTTTATGTGCGGCAGCCACGGCCAGAAAGATAAATAGCTTCTTTGGAATACGTCGGAAGCCTATGGCGCTAGATAAACGCTTCTCTACACAAGCGGCGCCGATACCCGTTGCATAATCTGCAATCACCATAAACATAAGTACATCTAACAATTGCGACCATCCCCCGAAGAGATATAGCGCAACGGAAGCCAATCCCGCTTTAAAGGCTACCTCTCTTATATTCATCCCCAGTAACACAACCGTGGAGGCAATCCCTAACCCAAGGGCTATTTTTTTCATCCTCATTCCTCTCTTTCACCCCCTTTCGAGGGAAACAATAAAAGGGAGCTGCATATGCAACTCCCAAAATAAAAACGCCTCTCTTTATCGAGAAGCGCTTACGCAGTTTCTGTAGCCAGATCACCGCAACCTAATAGTTCTAATTGACGTTTGACTTCTGGCTTCAATGTAGCCGGTACGTCAGCGTAACTGATTTCCTGATCGATAATGAACGTCACATAAATCACCGCAATACGTGGAAACATCGTATCACCCCCTTTCAAAAGAAAAAGAGCGACCGATAAGAAAAGACGAGCGAGTTTAGCTCTCATCTTCCTTCAGTAGCTCCTTTACTTTGTCTTGAATGCTTTCTGGAACATCAGTGATTTGAATATCACCGTCTTTTATAGCATTTACATAGACTTTTGCAACTGACATGTTATTGTCCTCCGTTTTGCATCGCGTCAAGCGCTTCGTACAGTTCCATAATGGCAAAGCCATTATCTTTGTTCCGCTGTTTTTCCCGAGCGAGGTCTTGTTCAAGTTGTTGTATGATTTCATCCTTTTGTATGTTACTAAGTTTTAAAGTAGCTAAATCTTGACTCATCTTAACCAACGGCGCTTTTTCTTCCTCACGCTCTTTCTCGATTTGCGATAATGGCTTTTCATTGATGATGATCAATCGAACGCACCCCCAAATCCATTGACAATAACCTGACTCGTGGCTGTTCCTTTTTCAAACACAAATCGTATGTCAACGCCCCATTTATCAGCTGTCTTTTCCGCATTCGTAAAAAGAAAGCCGCGATTAAATCGGACATGATTCGTTATATCCTCCCAGGTAGGGGAGGCGTCAAAGGCGTTGTTACATGCTTCTATCTTCATTGTTGCCCCGTTCGGTACCACTGCATCAAGGGTGACAAGAATCCTTTTGGCGGCAATATCGGTGACAAATGGATTCTTTAGCTTGAATTCTAGTTTCGTTTCATTCCGAACAAACGTATAGGTCCGCACTGATGTCATGCCTTTACTGTCGGTCGCCTCGATGGATAGAGTATGCTGCGTCGCTGGTTGCAGTCGTATCCAAAGGTCATACGGAATGGTAATGGTGTTTTCCTGTCCGGCTACGCCTGCGAAAGAGCGTATGACCTTGCCGTTGATTTTTTCTGTAACAGTAAAGGCGTCCCCTTCCGGTTCGGTCACGGTATAGGTTTTAGATGGTATCGCCTGAATCGTTCCTAAATCCTCATTCGTACCGGAGATAACGGGTGGACGGTTATGAATGACACGGAATTTACGTATGACTTCCGATGACTTTCCACCTTTGTCATCTTCTGCCCAGACCGTAAGCGTATGGTCTACATTTTCAGCCAAGTCAACGGTGACCTCTGTAGTACCGTCACGGAGCCGTTTACCGCTGAACGTTAGGTTTTTGGCAAAAGAAAGAGGCGTGCCATTGACAACGCCTGATGCGATGTTTCGGACTGTGCCGCTATTGATTTTGTATTTAACAGTTAACACATCGCCGTTGTCAGGGTCTGATGCGCTACCAGTTATCGGCAAGACACTTCCTTCGGATAATGTGACATTATTCTGAGTTGAAAGTGTAAGAGTAGGCACAGCGTTTAAAATCTCAAGGACTGGTCGCCAACCAATAAATGTGTGCGTACCACTTCCCCAACTGTAATAACGAGCCGAATTAAAGCCGCGCATCGAGTGTGCGGCGCTATCTCGATTGTATTCCTCTTGACACAAAGAATATATGGCATACCAATTCCAGAAAGTGTTGTGATGGCTATTTAAATCAACAGTATCTTGTGTAGTGTCTAAATCACTTGAAGAAGGTTTTGGAAGTCCAGAAAAATTACCTTCGTTTGTAATAATTCTATCCCATTCGTTGTTTACAGGAGTACCGCCAGAATATCCATCTCCACTCACCCGATCTGTCGTTCCACCTGTGAGTACACGTAGGCTGTATTGTTTACCATCTATTGTAATTGTTTTGCCAAAAATCAACCCTTGTGCGTTTAGTGCAGACCACTCTACGCCAGCAAGGATATTTCTATCACAAATCAATAATTTTTTACCATCGACCGTAGCTTCCCGCCATTGAACTTTGTAAGCATCACTTGCATCAGTATTACGTATTTCGATAGTTTGTCCGACTGAGTATGACGGAATATCACCCTTTGCCGAAGCTCCAGACGGTATCGAATCACCTCGCCAAGGTCGAGTTGGACGCGCTTGTTTAACTCCGCCAAGATAGAGCGTCCCTAATTTAATCAAATCTCCGTTCGCCATTATACCACCAGCCTTTTATTTACCTCGTCATACCATCCGCTGATGACCTGAACATCGGTTAGTGTATCTAGGTTTTCCGTGAAAATATTGTCCGTGAAGTTGTTGAACAAGGCGTCCTTTACTGATTTCACATCAATTTGAAGGGCGGCTATGGCTGCTGCATGTTCGCTTAACATAAGGTGTGCATCGTAAATGCCATGTTCCCAACGGAGAATATCATACTCTGTTACATCAGTATCAAATGTCCAATCGAACTTAGGAACGAACGGCATTGATTTCCCCTCCTTTTACTTCAAATTGAAAAGTAAATGCTAATGTTTGTTCATCAGGCACATTAATATTTGCTTTTCTTTCGGTAATCAAACTACCTTGTTCGTCCAATAGCTTGATAGAGGTAATCCTGCTTATGTTTTTTATTAATGCAGCTTGAACGAAGACATGATTTTCTATCCTCCACACATTTTGGATAGGAAGTGTCTGTTCTCCGTTTAAAATGATAGTAGATGCACGAGTATATAAGTCGGCCGCTACTCGTTCAAGATAGGCTTTATCCACTTATAACACTTCCTCACTTTGATATTTCATTGGTTTCATGCCGACGCGAAACTCATGGACTTTATGGTAGCGCCGGATATTGACTGCTACACGTTCCTGAATCTCTATCGTCTCATTAGTCGAAGGAGCAAGAAGGAATTCAAGGTGCGCAGGTTTTGCCTTCTCTACGGCTGCTACAATTTCGCGAAGTAGATGTAGTTCATCGCTCGGTATCTGTGCTTCAAATGCATATTCATTTGGTATGTTATATACTTTAGCGTTCTTAGATGGAACAAAGGTGTTAATAATATCCCGCATCTTCCTAATAGTCATAGGTGCGTATAAAAGTATCTTTGCTTTTACACGCGCTCGCCTATCATCTAACGTATCATTAGCATGCGGTGTAACGTCCCAGATACGCTCATGTCGGTCAATTGTCCATGTTGCAGTCTCAATCCTACGCTGTGCATATACATCACGTATATCAGCAAATAATTCGTCTAATCGCCTGCCTTGCACTTCTAGAATGGCCTGCATCTCTGGACTGTTCTCATAGTAATCCGACAACATAGGTTTCATCTCGTTGTAGTTATACTGCATTAAGCGTCACCGTCCCTAACGTGTGCACTTGTTCTTTGCTTAGCGGAATATCCGACGTATCGCCATTCAACGTCAAATTACGGTAGTTATGCACACCATCGGTTTCGATAATAATGCTCCCCACCCTGTTATATGTGATTTCTCCACCCGAAACGAGTTTTAATTCACTAAAGTACGTCTTTAATTCATTAGTAACATCCTGTGTAATGTCGGTAATGTTACGTGTCCCATCAAGTTCTATATTTGCTTCTACATCGACATTTACAGCAATCGCGGGTACAACCGTGACCGTTGCTCCGATTGGCGCTTTACCTTGCCCCTCTCCGTCTATCGGATCGATATATTGCTTCACATCTTCGCATAGTTTTTCGCTAGCTGGATTTCCATTACTATCAAGTATGACGAGTTTTACAGTTCCGCGTCCATTCCACAAAGGCAAGACAATTACCCTGCCTACACCCGTTACTTCTAGTGTCCACTTTTCATAGTCGTCCACATTACCGGATCCGGGACTCTTCTTCGTCTCAATGAAGTAACGTGCCCGAAGTGATTCGTCATCCTCTGTATCTACTCCGTCCCTATTTTCTGCATGTGAAACAAGCGTAATTGTTTGAAGGCCATCAACTGTATCAACTACGATAACAGGCTTTGTTTCATCCGGTATTATGGCTCCATATTCCAATGCTCTAATAGCGGTAATGCAAGGAACCGAAGCGTCTTCTACAAACTCAAAAAAGCGATCGTCAATCGTGAGCAGGCCACCTGCTCTGACTACCCCCGTCCCCGTCAATTGCACATGCCGTATCGTTTGTGTCGCAAGCTTTCGCGTTACACCTTCTTCCGCTACAATCTTATCCAGGTATTCACCTGTCGCTGTATCAGGAAAAAGGAGATCTGTCATATTGTCGAGTTCTACATATGCTTCTTCTAGCCGCATCGAAAATGGAGCTATTGCATCGTAAACAATACTGCTTACGGGTCTTTTATCGATATCATCAGGTATTTCATCGAGCGATTGTTGTAATAGATTTTCGAATGTCTTATCCTCATAACGAGACATTACATCACCACCTTTAGACAAAATAAAAAAGCGACCCTAATATCTGGCCCCTTGTATCGGTACAGAAATATTTAATGTTCCCTCCACTGTATCTACAGTAAAATCAACGTATACATTATCATCTTCACGACGATACTCAAATTCATATACATTATCAATCCGATCATCGTATATAATCGCCTCGGTTATGACTCGTGTGCATTCTGATTGAAATAATGGCCACGATAAGTCTTTTCCAATTAAGTCCTCTAACTCGCATCCTTCATCATCAGAATAGATGATAAAACGAAAACGTGCTGTTCGTATTGCTTTTATAATAAATTGTTCGATTGCTTCACGCTCATCTATAAATCCAGATATACGACCTGTGGTGAAATCTAGTTTATAATTACGTGATGGCTGACGTTCTCCTTCTACAATATCCGGTATGGTAATGTCCGGTGTAATCATTGATCATCCCCTCCATAGGAAACTAGTTTACAAGCAATATGGAATTTCTGACCGCCATTATAGGTTTGCACAAGCACCTTATCACCTGCTTTTAACACATCTTCGAATTGAAGCTTGATGCACTCATACTTGAATGAAGATATATCGTTATGTGGCGCTTCACGCTCGTCAGTTTGTGTAAATATCTTCCCATCTCCTGTCACAAGGTCTTTACCTTCCCCGTCACCTAAATTTCGTATTGTGGCTTCTATGTGTTCAAGTGTGACGATGCGCTCATGTCGTGTTAAATGTTCGGCAACTGTTAGAAGTTCTGGTAATAGAATCATTTTGTCATTGTTTTGTACCTTAACAGTTAGATTAGGTGGAGGCGTCAACACTACACCTTCCATCTGTTGCATCCCGCTTTGTATAGCCGCTTCTGCTGTACCGTGTATATGTTCTTTTTGTTGGTTTGCATATCGCTGTAACATTTGTTTGGTTTTTTCATTGAATGACATGGTATCACCTACTTATATTTCACGAGATGTAGAAGTTATTTCTCTTACCAGTCGAGATGGACATGGTCAAAGTGTCCTTTTACACGCCATAACACATGGTTAAACAACCCTGATGCCCGTGCCGCTGCCGCAAAAGCGTCCATCTTTGCTACCGGCCCTGCTACATCGTAGGCTCGTCCTAATAGATGTTTGCTTGTTTTTGACCCGCCAACTTTATCATTATGCGCCTTAGTCCGTTTGGCTGATGTAACTTTTAAGCCGTACTTACCAACGTTATCACGGACCCACTTGGCTGCAGATGTGTTATACCCATCGCCTTTGTCGCTAACTCGACTTCCACTTTTATAGCTGGTACTGCCCTTTCTCCGCGTTTCTTTTCGTGGCTCGTAAGGCACAACCCCTTCGACCGGCGGAAGATCGTCAGTTTCTTCTAGTTTTAACGACATTGTATGTTTATTCCCTTGAAATGAGTGTGTGTCCTCATCAATGTAGTATCCTTTAGCGATACCTAGCTCTCCCACTATGACATAGCATGATCCGCCGCTAATTGCATCGGGTATACCAATCGCGTCCATGTTAAAGATGACCTCTTCTTTGGCTTTGTTCTTAATCATTTGATTGGCTTTGGCCTGCAGTTGGGATTTGTTGAGTTTGTCTGGTACACGTTCGAAATGCTGAATCAATCCCCATTCTCCACGAGCGACTTTGTCTTCTGCAACTGCTATAATCGTTTCTTTTTCCTCTCCTGCCTGTAATTTCACTTTTGTAGCAAATCCATCATGATCAATTGAGCGTTCATATGTCCAATCCATGATATTCGTGCCGTTCTCTAATATCCATTTATGCGGATTTTCTACACGCTTTATCAGATGGATTTTCCCGCCTTGCGAATAAAGATAATATTTAACTCCAGTGCGTTTGTGGGTTTCGATAAGATACCGGACAATAGTGTCGTAATAAGAATCCCCATCCATCACATGAGAAGGCACAACAAACTTTGTATCTACAATGTTCCCGGTTGGTAATCCAAGCTCTGTACAAAAAGTCTTCACCACATCTGATGCTTTCTTTTTTGATATGATGCGAGAATCCTTACTTCTTAGTAGATAGATAAGTTTGTCATAAGCTACTACTTTCCCCATACCGCTACGCATGTCTTTATTACTGAATACTGTTCCTTGAAACAGTTCCTTCCCCTTCCACTTGAACACAATTCCTTCTCCGTTTTCAGGGAAGATTGTATCGAGATATCCGCGCCGGACCGTAGGTAGTACCACTTCAACCGAACGAGCTGCATTGAACTTGCTGCCTTTCCATGTCACAGACTCGACTGGAATGTCATACATGCCTTGTTTGGTGACCAAAAATACATCGATCATGTTATCCACCTACAGTTTTATTTTCTGACCGACTTTTATAATGTATGGCGGTTTTATTCCGTTCTTTTTCGCGATCTCTCGCCAATTTTTGTTGTATTTACGCCCAATCTTAATGAGTGTATCTCCAGATTTTACGGTATGTGTGACTGGTGTAGTCTTTTGATTTGGACGTTGTGCTTTTGTGTTAACAGCTACAGTTGGTGTAGTATTCTTTTTATCTGTTGATACCGCCTTGGATTCAAGCTTTCGAGGTTTGATAAAACGGTATTCTTTTAGGGATATTGTGTAATAAATAGTATTTACATCTCCAGCTCGTTCTTCATAATCAAATTGCTCAATCGTACAGGCGTAGTTGAGGTTTAGACTATCGCTAATGACGATAAAGCGCATGGGTTTTCCGCTGTCTTTCCACCGTTGAATGTTTTTCAGATATATTTCTGGCTTGTGTACGTTTGGATGTGCCCATGTATAGTCCCTTGCTCCAGGGAAGTACGAAGAAAAGGTAAACGTCTTTAAATCAGGGTCTTGGATGATGGTGATATCACCCAAGCCACTAATATATACAGTCTCGTTTTTGGAACCGCATGTTATTTTGATATCTGGAGGAAGTACCGGTAGTTGGTGTCGCTCGTTTAGGTTATTAAACGTTAGCCAGATTTCCATACGTATACCTCCTTTCAGGCAAAATAAAAAGCTTCAGTCTATAGACCAAAGCATCGCGTTATGGTTGGGTAACCTGTGGTGTATTCACATTATCAAAAGCATCGGACAAGAGTAAGAGTATTTCTTGCAAAAACGAATCTTTGTCCATGTCGTTCTGAATAATAATATTTCCGTTGATAAGACTGTTGAGTTTCAATATACGGCTTCCACCACTTACCGATGGTTTAGTCGATGCCATCGAACGCAATGTTTCTGCCTGTTCCTCTGATAATTTTCCGGTAACTCCGCCATTTGCATACTGATTCACTCCGAGATACTTACCTGTTTGTGCAAACAGGCTGAGTGCTCGTCTGCGTTTATTACGACTGAGCGGTATAACCATTTCAATTCCTGCTTCTCCTGCAATTCCAGTACCCCCACCAACAAGTGTAGGTTTGTTAACGAGTCCAGCTACACCGCCATTTGCAAATTCTTGTTTTGGCATCTCCATCCCTGTATTTGGTGCAGGAACCGCATCAATTCGACTGGCAAGGTTATTCAGTGCTTGTTTCACACTATTAACTGAATCATCAATTCCACTAAAGTGAGAAGCGATCCTTCCAGCCATTAGACCAGATATAAACGAAAGAGAGCCGAAGTTTGTAGTAACAAGACGAGCTTTATTTTCCATCTCGCCCAAAAACGAGATCACTCTCCCTGCTCCTATACCAGCCATAAATGCAAGAGAGTGGAAGTTCGTAGCTATAAGCTGGGCCTTGGGTTCAATCGGACTTATCGCTCCCGCGAGTTTTCCTGCCATCAGACCTGCAGTAACAGCAAGAGCATTAAGATTCTGTTGGGCAAGTTTTGTGTCAAGGCCTGGTGACTGCGTTTGTGTAGATGGCGGCTGTTCTTGCGGTTTTGGCGCCGGCTCTTCTTGACCAATGCGTTTCCAGATTGGTTCGCGAGTGTCTGTCCAATACTCGATTGTTCCATCAAGCGAGGCATTTTTGTATTGTCCTTCTTTATGACCAAACACCCAATCTCCCGCCATTTCCCCAAATTCCGCCGCGCTTGTGAGTGTTAGATACGTACCAAGTGGACCGAGTATTTTGCCTCCCTTTTTGAAAAAACCTTTGCCTCCTTTTTGGGGTTCAGGCGCTGGTTTAGGTGCGGGAGCTGGTTTAGGTTGTGGTACCGGCTTAGGTTTAGGACTTGGTTTAGAAGGCGTGGGCTTTGGCTGCATCGGCGTTGGTGTCGGTTTTGGCTTTGGTTTGATTTTCTCTTTTATTTTACCACCGATTTTATATGCACCTTTTGCTAGTGTAATTCCACCTTTTAGCAAAAGTCCGCCCCCCAATAAATATGCAAGCATTCCAGTGCCACCTGCAGTAGAGAAGTTTCCTTGCATAAGATTGTTCATGGATGTTTCCATTAGTCTTTGCAGAACAGTAATCCAAGCATTGAATCCGATTTCTGCCATCTTAATGAAAACTGCTTCGAGCTTCTTTCCGCCCGGTCCTTCCAACCATTTCCCCATAGCTTCTGTGATTTTATTCATCGCGTGGTCGACCTTCTCCTCGAAATTCATGTTGTAAAGGTCAATTTTATCCTGCATTTCTTTGCGAAACTCAGGATCGATACGCATTTCATCCAACGTAGCTTTATCAATCTTTGGCTTTGTGAATGGCTGGAACGCCTCGTCTAATACTTTTGCGATTCTTTGTCCCAACGCTTCTACTTTCGTCATCGATCCTTCTGTAAAATTGGTCATAGCATCTGTTAGTTTTTGGATGATAGGAAGTGCGGCTTCTAAACCTTTGATCTTCATAGCTTCAAAGGCCCCTCGTAACTGCTCCAGACTACCAGCTACATTATCCATCATCGTTTTAGCCATCTTTTCCGCTTCCCCATCTGAATTCACCATGTCATTTTGCATCTTGCGGAATGCCTCAGGTCCTTTTTCGATGAGTGTAATCCACGCCGGGGCAGCTTCTACCCCAAACAAACCCTTTGCCATATCTAATTTTTCAGCTTGGCTCAATTTTTTGAACTTGTTGTGGAGTATGTCAATCATTTCTGCCATAGATTTGAACTTACCTTTACTGTCTACGGCCGAGAAGCCCAGTTTATCCATCGCTTCACCTGCGGCTTTTGGCGGCGCGGCTAGCCGTAATAAACCCATACGTAAGGCTGTACCAGCTGTATCCGCTTTGATATTGGCATTTCCCAAGATAGCGATGGCCGCGGCGACGGATTCAAGTGATTGCCCAGCGGTAGCGGCTACAGGTGCTACATATTTCATTGAGTATCCGAAGTCCGTCATACTGATAGTAGATGCCAAAGCCGCTTTCGCCATAACGTCGCCAATATGAGGTAGGTCTTTAATCTCCATCCGCATACCGGACATTGTTCCGATCATCAAGTCGGAAGTTTGGGCAAAATCTTCCCCTGCAGCTGCAGCAGAATTTAACACAGCAGGCAAAGCGCCCATCATTTGAGTAGAGTTCAATCCAGCTTGTCCCAAGACCACCATCCCTTGAGCAACTTCACTTGATGAATACACCATTTCCTGACCAAGCTGGATAGCTAATTCATTCATTTTTTTAAATTCCTCTTGCGTTGGTTGCGACAAAGCTTTCACTTTACTCATGGTTTTTTCAAAGTCTACAGCCGTCCTGAATGTATCGCCTACGATAGCACCGGCACCTAAGCCTGCCGTAATTCCGATAGCTGTAGGCAGGCTTGTAAGTCTTCCGTGGATTTTATCTATAGCTTGTGTTGCTTTATCTGTGACATTTATTGTCGTGTTGTATGCGCTTCCCGCTATACGTTTTAAACCATCATTAATACGTTGTATTTTACTAGTGGCTTGGTCGTTTACGCCAATAGTCGGCTGTCCTCTTTTGCGTCCAAGTTCATCCATTGCTTTACCAGTGTTACCAGCTTTCTTTCCCATATCATCAAGCGATTTTGTGATATTCTTTGCTTTTGAACTCATACGGTCCACCAAATCAAAGACGGCGGTTAACTTTCGTTCTGCCATAGTTTCACCTCCTTTCAAAAGAAAAAGCCGCTCGGTGTGAGCGACTTTTTCTTTTGAATCTTATCAAGTCGTTATAGTTATTACATCATTTATCAGTACGTTTATATTAATTTCCTCTCATTGTGTATATACCATATAGAAAAGTCTATTTGGCATAGGGGAATAAGTTTTATTGGATATCCTTTGCCCATTCAAGGGCGCTTAGATTAGCTCCTAATCCGCAAAGTAAGCCTATAATACCAAGCACTACTGAAGCCCCCAGATTTTCGATAAAAAAAGCTCCAATTACATATCCGATTACACCCCAGGCAATGCCAAAACAGATACATAAACCAAAGGCAAGGGGCTTAAACAAAAGAGCTATAATACAACCTAAGAAAATTCCACCAAAAACCCACCAAGATGAACTCCATATACCTAAAAATATTGCCAAAAAAACAATTTCACCGAATAGTATATTGCTATTTTCTTGATTAAATTTGGCGTTAGTTATGCCTTTTCTAACATCTTCACTACTCAATTAAACCCCTCCTTTTTCCCTACATTCTACATCATCCTTCCTATATAATTAAAGATTTTTCCAATATATCACTTTTTAAAATTACATAAAATTATCATCTAATTCCCATTTTTCGCCTTGTTTTATTTTCAACATTGATTTTCCAAAAGAAAAAGAGCAACGCTATTCGCTGCTCTTTATTGATTCGTTATGGCCCGTTTGATTAATTTTACGTCAGTGGCCAAATCATCTACTTGTTTTTGTACATCTGCAACTGGAGAGTGTATCTCACTATTTGCTGCTGTTTGCTCTCTAATGACTTCTAATTTGTGATTTAGTTCAGTAAATCGTTCGTCTACGCTATCGAATCGTTGATTCATTTCTTTTTTCATATCCTGCATTTCGGCAAGGATTTGCTTGAGTATTTCCTCCATCATTTATCCTCCCGGCATATATATGAATGTATTATATCATGGTTGTTGCTCTGTATTCCCTATGCATTTTAGGGAAACCGTAGTATGCAGGCTACCTATTTTGATTTTATCAATTGTTTGATTTTCTTAAGCGTGATTTTTGCTATTTCATCATCGGCTTGACTCCGCTTCACTAATCCCTTGAAAATTAAGAGATCACCAACAGTAACAACTGTATCAACTTCCTTAGTGTACATGGCAATCTCCAAATACAGTATCTAGGAACATTTTTCGATATCCGTTACATAAAGAATGTAGATAGTTCGCAAAGAAGTCGCATACCTCTCGTTCGTCATAACCAAATGTAGGTAGTTGTTCCAGGCAAAAAGTTAGAAGTTTTGCCGGATTTTCTGGATCATCCTGTTCTCTCCAGCGAAAATTTACAGCGGTGAATTTTCCTGTCATACTTTCTAATGATTGAAACGGGTATATTTCTAGCGCATCAACTATTTCTCTTGCTACTTCTTCAATGCTTGGATAATCCATGATTATTCCTCCATATTGATTGGAGGCAATACCCACTTTTATTTCCCTCTTTTTTTAGGTATACTGAGGGTAGTCGAATTCTTGTGGGGTATTGCCCCACTTTTTTTATTTGTGTTTTTTAGCTTGTCACTTTCTTAACTGCGAATTAAGAAGGTGATTTTTTTATGCGCCGATTCTTGGCCGCCATGCCTCAATCATTCTCAATGCTTCATCCATGTCTAGCCGACGAATGTCCTGGTAGCTGGTGACTGCAAAAGTATCTTTTACATCGCGCCAAATTTTTGGATACAACTTACGCTTGGCTTGATCTATGTCTGGCTTTACTTCTCCCATATCATCGAATAGCAGTTGTTGTATGTCCTCTCTATGGGCTAGTTCCCGCACCCGTCGTTCTACCGCCTTTTTAACTTTTACCGCCTCATGGTAATCCAAGCGTTCGTTTTTCTTGACGGTCTCTACATCTTGCTTAAATTCCGTCATTTTTTGTTCAAACTCAGACAGCTTTATTTCTGTCTTTTTCTCTGCTACTACCTGACTTTGTTTGAGTACTTCCAATTCTCTTGATACTACATCGATTTGGCGTTGCACTAACGCAGCTTGCAGCATATTAATTTGAGAATCATTTAATGTGCTAATGTCTACGCTTGTCCCATTTAATTGCACTACGTTATTCATAAGGTATAGCCTCCAATTCAATATAATTTCCATTTGGTAGCAAGGAACGGATTTCTTTACACCAGTCTTCTACATTAGCGACAATATCTTCAATGTTTTTTAAAGCGACTTGGCTATCAAGTCTTTCAAAAGCTCTGGAATACTTAACAGGAGCTAGCTTGGTCTGTAGAAAGTGTTCAATCTCCACGACAAGGCCGGAAAGTGCGGTAGCTGACTCAATTTGACGATGCAAGTTATCTCGTTGGGAAGAAAGAAATCGCAATTGCTCTTTCATCCGCCGATACTCTTCCGCATCCCTTTCTTGCATTTTCATGTAATCTTCTACTTTTCTTTTTTGAGCTTCGATTTTCTGTATTTCCGCCTCTTTAGCTTTTAGTTGTTGTTCCAACTCCTGCAATTTTCTTTCCACACTCTGTGGAGTTACTTCTCTTTCAATGATTTTTGGCGGTTTTGACTGTTCTTTCTTTAATTCTTTCTGAAGCATCGCGGCTTGTTTTTCCGCTTTTTCTTTTTCCTGTTCCGACTTCTGCAATTTTTGTTTTAACTCTGTATACGCTTTGTGAATGCTAATTTTATCTTCATCAAGTCTACGTATCGTTTCGTCGTCAGCATTTTCAGTTATAAATTTTGCCTTTTCGTACTGTTTACCGCTACCGAACCCTGCTTGGTCAGCTACGATATCACGCACTTGTCCTTTTTGACCCTCAGGAAAATTTTCCTGACCCCCTGTTTCCATCCTTTCTTTTGCTTTTAATCTTTCTATTTCTTCTAAACGTCTTGCCCATTCAACACGCTCAGAAAAAGTGAATTCTTTTCGGTTCTCATTTTCACTAATCTCCATGCGGAGTTGATGCTCATAATCTCGAATTGTCATAACCCGAACTTCTATTTGTTGGTATTCAAGATGTTTGCATGCTCGTAACCTTCGTTCCCCGGCGATTAGTGTATAGTTAGGAGTAACAACCGGGGGGTTAATCAATCCGTTTTCTTTAATATCCTGCGCTAGTTCCTCAATGTTGCCAAAGTCTTTGCGGATACGGTCATTCACCTTTATCTTGTTAATGTCTAATAACATCTGAAAGCAGCCCTTTCCGCTCTAACTCAAGTAATTTTTCCATCATCATTTCTTCAACTTGCTGATTAGTTAGCCTCACCGTTCTGATGCCGAGTTCATGGTAGAAGAAATAGTCCCGTATTTTGTCTTTCAAAATTTTAATTTCTGTTTTGTGATTATCGCCGTCTATTTCATAAATAATGTTATTTTCTTCGTCGTAGAAATCAGCTGTAAAACGTTTGGATAAGTATTCCTCTAACCCTCCTTTACCTGTGCCGAAATGAACTTGTTGTTTCATGTGAGGATATAGCATAGAAAACATGTTTTCGTGAGTAGTTCTTCTTTTATCCCCTTGTCCGCCCACAAAATTAGAACTTTGAGAAGAGAAGAAAATATCAAATACTTCTCCAAAGTCACTAGGACAATTAGGATTGCATTGGTTTTTAATCATCTGAAAGACTTCTGTAGCATTCAATTAACTCACATCCTCTCGATACTCTAGAAGTTCGCCAATGGTACAGCCGAAATACTGGCATAGTTTGTCCAATGTATCGAACTGAACCCCCTTTCCTTTTCCATAATACAAGCTAAAAAGTGTTGTTCGAGAAATTCCTGTTTCCTCTGATAGATGTTTTACTTTCAACAATCGTTCTGCCATTAATACCGGCAAGTTGGACTTAATCATATCTACACCTCCACCTCCTTTTTTGTATCGTATATACTTCTAAAAGTATCGTACTCGATACCTTTAGTTGATTAAAATTTACACTTTAAGGAACTTGTTGTCAATACCAAAAGTTTAATTTGTTGCTATAAAAGTATTTAGTATGATACTTTTATGGTGAAAGGGTGAACTTGAATGATAAAATGTAACCTTGCTGTACTACTAGTAGAACGTAATCTTAAAATGGCTGATGTAGTTCGGGATACTGGAATAGCTAAAACAACAATTCGAGCTCTTTATTACAACACAAGTAAAGGCGTTCAATTCGATACATTAAATACGCTATGCACTTATCTAAACGTGACACCTGGAGAATTAATGCTATATCATCCGTCTGAATACCAATTAATTGATGTTGATATGGCAAATATTGAAGACACCTTTGAGGCAGAATTCCTTTGGATATCCAAAGGAAAAAGAACAATCTACAATGTAAAAGCAGAAGTAAACGTAAATGGACGTGATGAAGAAGACGAAATAACTGATTTAAGAATAGAAATTATCTATCCTAGAAATTTGTATGATGAATTATTTGACCTTCCTCATATATTTTCAAATGACATAGATAATGAAATTGTTAATAGCGTCTTAGAATACTATGTTTTAGCGGACAATCCCTCTATAAGCATATACATTGACAAATATGAATAAGCTTTTTATTTATGGCTCAGACGATCCAAGTGTATATATGCCCACTAAAAAAGACGCCTTAGATTAAGGGCGTCTTTTATTGCTGAGTTAATTTTCCGTTAAATATTTCTCATGATTTGGTTACTTCTTCAATAAGACGGTTAAGATTTTCGCTTACCTCTGAAGGAAAGTATGGGTGATCCCTATCTATAGATACTGCGTCACTTAAAGAACGGGTTTTACCTGTTTTACGCTCAAAGACGGTTCCTTTAACCTCCCGACCTTCTTTCCATACAGTGACTTTATGATTGCCGTCGCTACTTGTCCAGCTTTTTTCACCATATCTTCTCAAAAGAAATCTCCCCCTTTTCCTCACATTTTACCTTAATTCCTCAGAAAGGGGGCAGTTTTCCAAAATAAAAAGCACTCGCATCCAAGCGTGCCTTAATATGGTATAATTTTGTCATTGCACAATTTGATACGGCTCCTCAAGGGTGGTCTACGGCTCACTCCCTGTAAGAAAGGGGGTGGAGTTTATGACAGTATTCGAATCATTAATGTTGATGATTGCATTCGCAACACTAATTGTAGCTATACTGTCGTTTAACCAAAAGAAATAGGCCCCCTTGAGTTTGGACGACCAGGGAACCTATTTCTATGACCTGTAATTAGTCTGAGCCGTCCCCCTAGAGGGAACGTTTATTGTGCATGACCGTTTGGTGTTACCAGCACCGAGCGGTCTTTTTTAGTATATTCATTGAGTAATGCTTGCATTCATTATATCAATGCTGAGATGTAGCTGCAAGCTACTATCCACGTGCTACCTTAGGTCAATACCAACTACCGCTACACTTTATCTCTCTCTAGTTGGTATAGAATACTCCCATATATAAACGCCTTTTCATGTGCATCTGGATTATTCCAAATCACACGTGGCCTCATCTTCAAGCGATGCAAGGCATAGTGAGCAACTACCGCATCACGATAGCCGCCCTCAATTAGTTTTTTGCATCTTCCACCAATTCTTCAAAGTCTTTTGTATAACCATTTACTTCGGTTGCAGCGGAAATCCAGTTCGCATATTCCCCTGGGATAGATAGAATCCGTTTGGCAAGGTCAATCGGATCTTGTTCCCCATAAGATGCTAACAACTCCGGATTTGTAAAGTCAGGAAACTTTGTAGATTTAACCGCGATTTCAGCATTAGCTCGGACTGCATCGTACTTTTCGTTACCTTCCCTGTCTGTACGTGTATGCTTTGCTCTGATTTCCTCTACATATGACTGCGGGATGGCTTTCATCACGAACGGAATTGGATTTCCTTTTTCATCAACATAGCGGTCGGAGATGTTCTGAAATTTACGCTCCTGCACAGGTTTTGCGTTCCCTTTCATAAATGCCTGCATCAATTTGTTCATATCACTCATTTGTATTCCTCCTTGTTTTTTGCATGAGAATAAAAAGAGAGTGGCATGCAGCCACCCTATATTAGTCAAAGTCGTATCGTAACTTTTCCTGGACATCATAGTCAGAGTAGGAAAACGGAATTTCATTTTTTACGATATCGCCTTCTGAATCGAACATCATCAATTCCAATTCATCAATACTGCATTCTTTCACGACAATGCGCTCTGTACCTCGCTTGGCCGATACATCATCAAGTACACCCATCAACGTGAAATACACTTCTTCCCCGGTGTCTTTGTATTTTGTCATCATATCCAACCAGCGCGGGGTTGCCTTGTACTCTGTGATAGAACCTTTTGGCTGCTCAAGCCCGATGGTACGTTCTCCAATAATTCGCTTGCCCAAAATAGGTGCTTCCACTTTCTTTTTCTTGATGCTAATGCTGAATTTAATACTGTTGACTAATTCTTCTCCGTCCAAGTATAGACGGCCTTCACGGGCCGAAATGGTATTCCGCTCAGAATAACGGGGCATTCACTGCACCTCCCTTAGTTACCGTACTAGGATTGTGAAATAGAATTTCTCCATGCTGTCTACTGGTTGAACATAAATGGTCGCATGTACTTCATCATCTACAGATAGCACAGGATCGATTACAAAGTCCGCGTCCTTGTCAAGGTTTTGAATGGCATTTGCATTTTGCAAGGTCTCAAGATAGCCGATTACGCTTGCTTTAAGAATCGCTTGACCGTCCGCATTATTGTTCATCTTTCCGATATAATTGCGTTCAATTTCGCGCTTAATATCGTTATGAATCGCATCGAGCGTTCGCATCACACGGTTTTTCTTGAAGCGACTGTTTTTGTCTTGTCCTGTAGTCACCAGTGAGTTAATGTCGTACTCTACTTTGACTTGTTCACCATCATTAACGAATACAAATTCACCTTTGTTAATCGCTTCGATGATTTCGCTGTTGGTATAACGCGGAATAGCATCTACTGCACCATCGTAGCGCTGGTATGTGTTGGATTTTGTAATGCTTGCACCTGCATCGGCACCCGCTACCCATGCGACCGCCCGTTCTTTTGTTAATTCCGTTCCATCCAGTAGCTTCACGCTATTTTTAACGTTGATAATTCCTTCATAGTCAGCTTCATAACCTGCTACGACACCTTTTACCTTACGCCCCTCATCCTCCCTCAGGCGGCGAATAAATCCAACGAATGTCGTTTTAAGCGTGACGTCATCAGATAGGAATCCAATCGTATCGAAGAACTCGGTCTCGCACGCTGTCATGAAATCTGTATAATCGGCATTAATCACTGTTCCATTCGTTCCACCTGTTAGGGTTGTACCTGCAGTAGCTTCGATTGCGCCGGTTCCGGAGAACGTTACCCATTCATTCGGTACAAGACTTTCAATCTCCGCCTGTGTTTGTTTGTCTACCTGGCGTCCTTTTACGTAGGTAATTACGTCTTTTTTTGTTGTATCTAGTACATTAACTTGCGATACAATCGTAATGTCATTTCCTCGTGTTCCATCGTTTATTGCTTCCACAGTACATATCGAAGTTGTGCCGAATGTTCCTTTTGCTTTCTCACCCTTATTCAATTTGTATACTTTTACTTTTTTAGCTAACTTCCGAGCTTCCCGGATAAGTAACATCTCTGGATCGTTATAGTCATATCCGAGTTTGTCCATCGTGTCTTTTTCGACTTCAATGGTAGTAAACTCTTTTGCCCTTCCCCAGTTAAGCGTCAACGGCAATATGACCGTGCCGCGTGGCGCTACTGCAATGCGGTCTTGTGCCGCAGAAATAAATCGAGCGTAAAAACCAGGACGCACTTTCCTTTCGCCTGTTTGGAACGTTCCACCTGCCATATCCCTACTTCACTTCCTTTCGCAAAAATGAATCAATGCGTTTTTTCGCTTCTGATTTTGTAATTTTACCTGTACATGAAGAAAGGACCGCCATGATGATCTCTGGCTTTGTGCCAAACTCATCGGACAGTCCTTTTGCATTCTCGATTAAGATTTGTACAGGGAAAGCAGGCTCTTTCACCCGCTCCTGTTTCTCTGCCATGGTGTCACCCCTTTAGCTTTTGCGTTAAGAAGAGTTTACCCATCTTCTCATATGTTGGTTGATCATATAGATAGCGACTTTCCCATTCGAGGTAGAGCTGCGCTACGCCGAATAGTGTATCTTCATGTAAAGGCTTGATGTTACAACGTTTGATGCGTAGAAAATCACCTGTCAGGGTACCTGATTGATTTACAAGCGGCACAATATATTTACTCCCTTGTATTTTGCTTGAAATAGCTTTCACTGCATCATAAGCCTTCTGTTCATTGTTGTGAAATGATTTGATATACAAACGATGATTGATACGATAGGTTTTGGTTGTATCCCCTCTATCGTCCTCCTGCGGTACAGGGAAGTAGAGCGACGGTACTTTGAAGTTCTGCGGTATTCTCACAAAATACACTTGTTGCAGCCCGTCTTTTGGATCCGTAAACATTGGATAATAGTCATAACAAAACCTTGCTATCGAGCCGATTTCCTCGTTGCTAGTCACATACGACCACCTACCAATCGTTCTATCCAATGATCGAGGTTACGTTCAAGCGATTTGCCAAATATCTCTTCGAAAATAGAAAGCGCATTGTCAAAGTAATGCCGTCCTTCAATCCATTTTGCTTTCAGCATCATACCTGTTTTTGCGTCTTTATCATATACAAAGCTTCCACCCTCCCATCGACCAGGGAGCCATCTGCGTGATTGCGCATGTCCTTCCTCAACAAAGCGTGCATAGTCTACGTTTGTTCCAATCTCAAGTGATAGCCCACCCTTTGTGATCTGCCAAACGTTCCCGCTATCCCCTTTTGTAAAAGAGGTGAGCAGACGACGCGTGTCCACTACTTCAAGACGAATAATTTCACGCTGTATCTCTTCAAGGAATTGAAATCCAGTAGCTTCTAACCACACCGCCATATCTCGCTTCAACTCACCATCTGCTACTCGGTTAATTTGTTTGACAAACGAATCCAAGTCTTTAAGGAAATCTTTCATATGCTCTCTTCCAATCGAACTGCTATTACTTCAATATGATGATTGTGTATCGGCTCCGGCCTTGTTAGGCGGTACTCTACGCCATTGTACATTGCTTTATCATTAAGTCGTACATCTGTTTCAATAGGAAAATATACTGTGTATACTTCCTGCATTGCGGTGTAGGGTTCACGCAATATAAATCCATTTGATAGGTCACGGCGCTCCCAGTAACATTCTACCTGCGACAAGTCAGGGACAGCGCCATACACATATTCATCTTGTATGTGATTCGTCGGGATACCAAATCCGCCACCTATCTCTTGTTCCTGTAGGTGGTAGATATCACAATGATGGATGAGAAGTGAGGCAAAGCTCATATTATAACCCCCTCATACGAAAATCAACTTTCCGCTTTGCCATTCCTGCCGTCTGAACATAAGCGGATAGCATAGAAATAAACGATGGCTTGTTCATAGGGTTGTCGCCTATCGAGTACGAGTATCCACCTATTTTTTCTGATTTGAATCCTTTTGCAAGGGATTCGTTGGCTGCAATCAAAGCATAATATTCAGCAAGCAGAATGAATGCAAGCTTCACTTCCTCTGGAGGCCCGTTTGGATACTTTGTTGCATTATCAAACTTATGGCCGCAGTAAGCGAAGATTTCCGTCTCTGCACGGAGTATGTCTTTTTCAAGCTTTGGGTCAGGGCGGTTTTGTACCGCCCTAAACTCCGAGTATTCTTTTACATCTTTAGGAGTGATGTACATTAGTCCTCACTCTTTTCTTTACGTGTTCGTTTTTCTTCCCGAACCTCAAATTGAGGATTATCTTTCAAGTAATCAAAAAGCGCTTTATCAATCGGCTGTTCTTCACCGACTATAAAGCGCTTCTGTTGCTCACCAATAACAGTGTATGATTGTCCGATTATAAGCTTAGCAAAGTACATCTCATACCACCTACGACTGTACCTTAATTACTTTTGCAGTTGCATCTTCCTCTTCAAACTTTGCATCTATTTTCGCTGTAATGACGATTGTCCAACCTTGTTCGCGAATGTTGCGTTCATATTCTACCGTAATATCACGGCGGATACCGATAATGATATTTTTCGGATGCGTAAATAAAATGTCTGATACAGACTTTCCAGCGCCATCATCATACGGCTGCATCATAGAAATCCCTTCGACATTTACGCCGTATGCGGTAGCTCCACCGCCCTCAAGCGCACGGTCCCCAAGTCCGGTTTGACGAGCAGCCACCTGGTCCATCCATTCTAATGCAGCATGATGGGACGTGTAGAATCTCCAATCACGCGGATTACGGATATACTTCTGTGGTGTGGCTTTGTAGGCCTGTTTGAACACGTCGCGGGACAATGCTTCTGATTTAAAATCAACAACATGGGTATTTGCTTGTTTTAATACACCATCAATCAACGCAAGATATGGATCCGCAGAGGATTTATCACCCTGGACTACCAACTCTTCCAAATCGAGCGCAGAACGTTCAGCAGCTAACCGCATGATGGTATCGAAGATGTTTTCACCTTCAATATTGTTGTCGATTACTTCATCATCGAGAAAAACTTCAGCTTGCACTTTTTGCGGGTCCAATTTGATTCTTTCTGTCGTTGGTTTAGAACGTTCGCCATCCGCAAGCGCAACGCGTCCAGACGGAGCTGGATGTAAGATACGACTGTTGAATCCGATTTTGTTGATTTCTGTTTGCGCTTTCGCCATTGGCTCTACGCGAGCAGAATGTAGAATTGTGGGTGTATCTTGCATCATTTCAATGAATTTCGTGGCTTGTTCTGGTGTCATTTGTCCACCAGAAGCAAGGTCAGCAAGTGCCATATCGGCTTTTTGGATGATTTCTTTGTTCGTCATATTTTATATCCCCCTTTTAATTAGCGATGCGAACGCATAAACAAGCTACCAAATGTAGATTTTTGCACCTGTTCTTCTGAATGTTCATCATTGTCTGCTGCTTTCGTGATACCACGTGCCTTTTCTACGACTTCAAGACGTTCACCTTGTGTTTTTACAAGACTAGTCAGTTCCTCCAATTGTTTAGAAATAGTAGTAACAGCCTCTTCTTGTGCTTTTTCTACTTCCGTTGCTTTTTCGCCAGCTTCCTCGGCCTTTTTTTCAACTTCTTCTGTCTTCTCTGACCCCTTCTCTAACTCGGCTAATTTTTCTCCTTGTGCTTTTACAAGGACAGTCAGTTCGTCAATTGATTTTGTGATTTGCGCTGCTTCTTCTTTTGTCACTTCTTCTTCCTCCTTTTGTACCTTATCCGGTGGTTCACCTATTGATTTCATGATGTTATCAGACAGCAAGACCTCATTTAGAATGGTTGTTAAATCAGTAATTGCCTCCCGTATGGTTTGCTCATCTTCAACAAATTCATATTTGTCTGTCTGCCAGTTGTAGCGACGTACTACGGTTTCGAATGCATGCATGGCGTTCCAGAATTGATCACGTTTCGTTTGTGCATTGTACGTGTCGGCTACCATACCCTTTGCTACTGATTCTCTGTTCAAGAAAAATTGCTTCACGACATTAAAAAAGCCCTTTACCTCATCATCTGACTTGGTAAGGACCTTCTCCTGCTCGATATTCTTTTTTTCCTTCTCCACTTTCTTTTCACCACCTTTCTGGATAATCGTAGCAGTTCCCGCAAGGCTGTATCCTGTATACTCGCCGTTTTTGATGCCATCCCATATTTCTTGTGTTGCTTTTGTGACCAGAACCCATGATCCTTTGCGTATGACTTCCCCGCTTACTTCAAAATCGGCCGGTGCGATATAGGACTCTACCACTTGTCCAGCTCCAGATGAAAAATCATGCTGTGTATCGATGTTTTGGGCCTTCATCATGAATCCATGTGCAGCCTTTTCAATCTCTTGTGCAGTCATGTATTCATCGTGTGTATCAAGAATCAATTCATCTTCTGAGCTTGGTTCATATACAACGCCATACACAAGCATTTGTTCATCATCCGCTTTTGTCAGTAACTTAACTTCCTTTTGCCATGTTGGTTGTTCTGCGGACTTTGTAAGAAAGAACTTACGTTTATTTGCAGCAGAATCGACGTATGACACATGAGTAACATCTACATTTGTTAACTCCCTTGGCATATTATCACCTCCTTCAATAGCATTTCATTTATACAGCATACCCGCCCAATAGCGTGACTCTTTCTTCTCTTATTTTTTCTTTTTCTTCTTTACTAAGCTTTAGGATATCTTGATTTACACTTGGGACCATAACACAATGACAGCGTACCCGATTACGTGCTGAAAACTCCATCGATCGCGGATACATACCAAACTCCCCGCCAACCTGGAATGGTTCCTCTACAGGAACGGTTGTATTGCTATATGCTACATGAGCGGGCCTCGGCGTTATCCCCTTTCCACCTGAATGCAGCCATGTTTTGCCCTCGACGGATGGAGACTGACTGAATGCTTCTTGAGAAGCGGCACTTGATGCAGCTAGTACCTCTGTGATGGCCGTAGTTTCTGCGCGTTTGCGGTCAAATTCCGGTAATACCTTTATACGATCGACAATTTTATCAATCCCTTCTCCGTTTTCAATCCCGGTTCTTATTGCCTTTTCTACGGCTTCATGGCTCGTAAGCTTCATGATTTCACCTAGATATGGACCTGTTTTCTCGATCCAATCGACTGTCTTTTGGCTCATAATACTAAATGATATGTCTTTATCAATGCTTGTCATAATATCGCTGGCAAGGTCGGGAATAGTCTTATATAGCATCTTTTTTGATGATTCGCCTATTTTATCGCCGAAGTCATCAGCAGCGAATAGATTTCCAACCACATAAGCCATAATAGACGCTATCGATTCATCTTTAGCGATAAATTCCTTTATACCGTTGATAAAATGTCGCTTTTGTCGGCGCTGTAGCTTAGCGATATCTTTTTCATAATCTGTGATATGGTTTTTAAGCTTGTCAGCTGACGGAAAGTGTGAAATGTCCAGTTTGTCGTCTGATTTACATATCACGGCATGTATAGAAGAGAGTAGAACTTCGATTTTGTTTGGTTGCACCTACACACACCCCCCTTATGGGCGAATAATAAGGTCCTGTCTAATCACCTTGTGATACAAAATAAAGATGAGCTTTGGCTAATATGATTTCAGATGGTTTGACCTCGAATTCAATGTAGTTCGTCTGCCTTGGAACCCCGTAATCTTTTATCAAATCATCCCATAGAGCAAAATTTTCTTTCGTATCAAGACATTGGATATGTGTTTCTCCTTGTAAATTTGCATCAAGGTGTTTTCCTTTAATAAATGAGTTTTGTTTTGGATCAGCATGAAGAACAATTTTAGCTTCAGAAAGCTGGTCGTTAAAAAACTTATAATGTTTCTGTAGTAACGGCCATATTTCATAACTAGCAAGGACTTGACTAGTGCTTAGAGCCACTTTTATTCCCTCCCTTGAAAGTCCTCAAGTACATCGCACAAATCCTTTAGGATTCTAACAACGTCCTGGTTAGCAGCCTTTTGTAATTCGACAGGTTGACTGTTTTGTTGTTGTTTTTGTAGTGCAATTGGGATATCAGCTTCAGGGATAGCTAGGTTATCTAAATCCCTGTTAAATACCCTCTTGCCGATGTATGCACGTAAATCATTAGGCGTAATAGCTCCAGCTACATTACCCACACCGATCAAGCGAGTAGCATCCTGTGCATCGCTAATTTCCGGTCCATTAAAGACGACTTCCACATATCGAAAATCGTATTCAGCTAACAACTTATGATTGATGATAAAGGAAAGAGAGTCGCGTTCTGGCTGAAAGACTTGTTCTTCTGTAATTTGTCTAGCCATATCAGCAGTGGCGCGGTTAAAATCACGCGAACGACCGATATAGATATCAGGCAATCGAAAAGCGCTTTGTACCTTTTGCCGAGAGTTATCATCATATTCTTGAAATAACGCATCTTGCTGCAGCATATCCGCAAGTGATTTTATCTCAATATCAACCTTTGGATTGCTTTCGCCAGGCATCGAACTTTCACTTTCATCTCCCTCCACTTCAAGTAAGAGAAACTTATGTGCATTGTCCACACCTTCTACACTTTCTGCATATTCTTTAAGAGCAGCTTCACTTTCATCTGATAGTAAGCCGTTCTTAATTAAGATAGCTAACGGTGTATGCCGGCCCTGTTCGAAATACTTCAGATTAAGTTCTTCGGCTTTTCTTGCACCAGTAATATGAGGTAAGTGTCCAATCCATCGCGGAATACCATAAGGCCCACTCCCAATTTTCAAGTGAATGATTTCATGAGCTTGATGTTCTTCTGGGGTATTAACGTCATATTCTCCAGTACGGCTGTCCATAATTCGTGGATCACCGAATTCTTTAAACCATACTTTTTTTCCTTTTGTCTCCTGAATATATTTTCTGAATCTCTTCTTGATAGGGATAGTAGTTCCGTTTATGTTGATGGAGACGGCCTCCCCTTTTTTGGTCACTTTCATTGTTTCAGGATTGACATTCTCCAATCCAACTGGTTTATTTAGTCCATCGCGAATTACTTCGATATATCCATTTCCGGTTTCTTCTCTATCGGCTATACCTTGTCCCCATATATCTTTATGAGGTTTGTCGAAGTTGAATTGCCTTAGTAATAGTCGCATGGTTTCCCATTCTTTTTTCATTTCATCCGTTTCATCACCAACTGAGTCATCATCTCGATACACAGTAGATAGCCCGAATCCGCAAATATTTTGTTTATATGCGGTAATACATTGCTGAAGAATTGTGCTATTTTCAACAATAACCTTGAGTATTCGTGGTGGATATTTTGGCATAATAATTTCGGTATAAACACTATCCGCCTCATAGTCTGACAACTCTTGTTTGCTTACAACACTAGTTCCAATAGATTGTCCCGATTTTATTACTCTTGCCCTCACTGTTTTTTGTTTCATGCCTTCACCTCCAATCTAATACAAATTTCTTCTTCCTTTTTTCTTTCTTTCTTCACGCGCTCTTGCTTTTCTTTGACGATGGTAGTCATTATATAAAGCATAACGCTTCGAATCCTGGGTATGGTTTTCTTTGTCTTCTGGCTCTTCTTTACTTCCACCATCCTTGTTATCTTTGTACCGATAGTTCTCAGTTTCTTTGATGGTGTTGCGTAAAGAACGGGAAATATAAAGATTAGGGCGTTTCGTGTCCTCCTTCACTTTGTATAAACTGCTTACATGTCTGATACCAGGACCAATTGTGTTATCTGCTGGAATTACAGGCAATCCGTATCTTCGGTAGGTAGCGATATATTCTGTTCCAGACGGGTCTGCCCAAATTTCATTCATAGGGTACTTTTCATGGAGCTCTTTATACCGCTTGACTAAGCAATCCTCTAGATTCCCCGTATTATCTACTACAAGAACATTGATCTGTGACGCGTACCTTTCTTCAATAATGTAGTAATCTTCATCTGTACAGCCAATAACGAGAAGGACAGCCGGGTCATTCCATCCGTGGTCCAATCCGCCGATATAGCGTTTGAACATCACTTCCCGGACAGTCCCATCCGGATAAGTAACCTGGAATAGCCTCCTCTTTAAATCGATGGGTTCAATGTCTACTAAATGAACATTACGGTCAAATTCTTCGTATACCTGACCATGGAAAACGTTGAATTTAGCGTATATCTCACGTTTTACGTACCGTTCTGGATACGTTTCGATCATCCGCTTAATATTCTTCTGTAGTTCAGGAATTGGATTATCAACGGAAGTCCAATAGAAGTTTCTCCATTCAGGGTCATTCTCATATCGGTCTTCTTCCAGTCCGGCATCGATAAACTGACCTTTCAGCACAATATCTTCTGCAAACCAGTTAATCCCCTCTGGCGTTGTCGTCCAGATGGTCCACCCGCCCTTATCTGCCAAAGCGTATGCCAAATAACCAGACCATGTTTCCGGCTTCATCTTAGAGGCCTCATCTAACCACACACCATCAAGGCCACGACCTACTAACTTTTTAGGATTGTCAGCAGACTTAAAGCGGATAAGAACGTACCCCTTGAGCCATATAAAGTTACCGGATGCATTCCAGTCCTCTATCATGTCTTCTGGAATGACAAGAGATAGCTCCTCTTGTTGAATCTCGGACATGTTGTAGTCAGGAGCTACACACCAATATTCGAGGCGTGCTTTCGGCTTTTTGATTTTCTTTCGATTTTTGGGCGGCTTATAGGGCAATCCTTTGCCACTTTCAATATCAGCAAGAATGTTGTCGAAGAATTTACGAGCGCCTACATTCGTTTTTCCTCCCCGGCGGCCACAATTCATGACGACATTTCTGGCGGTGCTCTCCATAACTTCAATTTGTTTAGCATGGGGATTCCAACCCTCAAAAGGATCAATGGCTAGACTTGTCACACGACCACCTCCGCACAACAAGTTCTGTAGGTATATCCTCTTTATCTGGCTTTTTCATAAGTTCCAGCTTTTCTTTTTCGATTTGGAGCTTTTCTTGTTGTACTTTCATACTTTGCTCCATTTGAGCAAGCTGCAGACGGCGGTGATCATCTTCTCCACTCAATGTCATGTAATCTTTAATCAATCCGCGAAGTTCTGACATAGCCCGCGAATAGGCATTCATAGCACTTGCTTGCTTATCCCAAGCGTGTTGGTACTCCCACTGTTCTTCGTCCCCGAACTCACCGGGTTTCACTTTTGTAAGAACGCGTGTTTCATCGAACTTATCCTCTACAAAAAGAATTTGTTGAGAACGGATAATATTCGTATGCTTGATTACGATCGCATCCCACAACATTTCTAGTGGGCCGCGTTCGTTAATAGCTTCCATCAGTTCGATAGTATCTTCATCATCCGGAAGGAACTTACGGAAGAGGCCGTGGGTTACTGCATTAGAGTTTCGTTCTGGCGCTCCATGACCAGCAGCGTTCCGGTTCCCTAGGGGCGGTCCGCCTCGATTTCCCTTCGCATTTTGGTTTCCTTTTGGAGCACCCCCCTTATTGGAGCGTTCCTTTTTCTCAGATGGAGCGCTCCCTTTCGTATTGTGGAGCGTTCCATTTAATTGATCATCCCATTTATCCATTGATTTCCACTTACGAATTTTGGAATCGGACACTCCAAGCGCTTCAGCGATATCCTTTAATTTCATTTTTCCATCGCTGTTACACCACATTTCAAACGCTCTGTCTCTGTCTGGACTTCTTGCTCTTGCCACTACATCATCACCACCACCTGAAGTTGATTTTTTCCAATAGAAAAGGTCGCTCGAATGAGCGACCTAATATGCATATAACTTGTATGTCCGATAACCTGAATTATGTTAACAACCTTTATTCCCCTGCATTTAATCGGCTTGGTTAGCCCGTGTTTATGCAGGATTTTATACATTCATGAAAAAGCCTGATTTCATCGTGTGTTTCATTTTTGATTGCAACAGTTTGAATGCATAAAATCGTGCATAATGTTTTTGCGAAAATCTCGTTTATCTGCCCCTAACATATCATATTTTCATCCGAAAATACACAATGTAAAATAATGGGTTGAGTTATTTGTTTTGCAAAAGAGAAAAAGAAAAGCCACTCCAGAGAGAGTAGCTTATGCTTCTAATCCATTTACAAAGTTATTTTTTAAGTAGGTATGATATGAAGATAGAGCAAACATATCAAAAGTTTCATCTTTATAACCAGATGGCATTATGAACCTTATTATTGAATCAAAATATCTTTTAAATGCAATATCAAACTCCATTAATTTACTTTTCCATTCATTTATATCCCATTCTTCTCTTGATAACATTTTTGGAGCAAAATTATCTACTGTTATTGAGAAGCGCTTTGAATTTCTTCCTAGACCTTCAAAATAGAATGTTCCCCGATGCTTTATATAGTTATACTTTTCCCTTATAAGTTTCGTTAAATGCATATCAAAAAAGCCGACTATATGATCTCTTATTTTTATTTTACGGAGTAATGTTAATTCATAACTTAATTCTGGCAACTTACATCTGTTCATAGCTCTAAGAAACTCTTTCTCATCATTTATGATTTCATATTTATCTTCTATATAATAAACCCATACTACTTGCCATGATAAATCAATACAGTAATTATAAAAAGCTAAGGCATCCATTAAAAACCTAGCCCTTATATATGTAAGATGCAGATCGTCATGTTTAGATATAAGCTGCCCATAGTTATCAACTTCCATATCCGATAAACAAGCTCTTCCATGGCAGAAGGCATGATACACATCTACGATTTTAAATCCTGCAGCAATCTCTCCTGGTCTATACAGACAATAATGCATCTCATGCGGGTTGTATTTTATCCAGGTATGAACATCATAATTTTCATACAGGTACTCTACATTCATCTATATCCCTCCCGCCCACTTATTCGACAGAAGAGATATATTTCCTCTTACCAATCCATCCTTTTATTCCGCCGCTCTCTACATTTTTCTTAACGCTCACCTGTTTTGGTGAACGTTACTGTATAATTTACTTAACAGGCTCAGTGACAGGGTCCCTGCTGTAGTCCGCAGGATTATTCCCAATAAAAGTAAGCCTATGACCAACTTTTATAGGTAGGGGCAATTTGACCCACCCCTTTACCAGTCAATTTATTCAATAAGATACTTATCTATTTGCATTCCCTGGATTAATTCCATGAGCAATGACGATTTGTAATGCTTGCTGTGCATTAAAGCCTTTATCCATTAATGCTTTGTAATACTCAAACATGGATTCTGATACTACCTGACACAATTTAATGTGATTACCCATATCTCTCTTAATTTTGTCGATCGCTAATTCAAATTCCATTTGCTCATGTGGTAACATGTTATATCCCCTCTCCTTTAATCCTCGTTAATCAATATCCGCGCTGGTCCTTGTACTGCTGGAAATGGAGTCCATCTTCCATTCTCCTCCCATTTGGTCATTGGAAGTGACTCTTCAGGAGTAACGATGATTTCCCGCACGCCCTCACGCTTCACCAGCTCCGCATGTAGCTCGCATGTAGATACTTTTGATAAATCAATTGGCGTAGGTTCGATGATTTTACAGTTGTTGATCAACTGACCGAGAAATAACACCCTATGCAACAGAAAATCCTTTTCACGCTCTAAGGCTTCTTTTTCAAACCCTTTCGCTTTTTGTATTTCCGCTCTTATATTCAGCAGTCTCTCTTTAAGGATACGTTCCCGTTCCTGCACAATCTTGCTGTATCCTTCTGGCGTTAACCTTACAGGATTCTTGTCACCGCGTTTCTTTTTACAATTCCTCATCTTCTTCATCCCTTTCTGTTTTTTCACACCTTGGGCAGAATTCAGTATCGCAACACGGACATTTAACAAAGAAGAGCTCCCTGCATTCTTCACAGTCGTACATTTACAAATTACCTACCCGCGCTCCATGCGCCTTGATAATTTCTAAGGCTTCTACTTCAGTAAACCCTTCCTTAATAAGCGCCTTTTTGTATTCGAACATCATTTGGGATAGAATGGCGCAGCGTTCAATATGATTTGGTAAATCATCTATTAGTGCTTTGATAACCATTTTAAAGTCCGTTTTTTCTCCTGGAGCTGCTAAACGTAAATTACGATTGTTCATCGGTTTCACCCTTTCATTAATCTATCGTTCACACCCCGAACCGCCTCTCAACCGGTATACTGTCTCCTATAGACCGGTACTGTGATCAGTTCCCACCTATGTCTTATTGCGACAGGAGAAGGACTCAGGATGCCAACGATAGAAGCAGAGGAAGGCGTCTCTGCTTATCGGTTGCGCTTTATGCAAATGTATCAAGTCCCGCGAGGAAACATTTGAAAGCAGAATAGGAGTTTTTGTTAAGGTGCTCCAACACCGTATAAACACAATATGTTGACTACTACTTACTCAACGATCATCCAATCTTCTGCTAAAACGTCACTCGTACTTGGCGTCCACATAGCATGGGTACCGTCTGCACATCTTAATTGCAGATAAGGTCTGCATTTGAACAAATCCCCTTCGTTCATTCCCCATGTCTTTGCTGTTTGTGCATTGCAAGGTATTCCGTCTGGGTATCCTTTTTGATATGCCGCAAACATTCCTTTACCATTCCATCCAGCACGAGTTACCTTGTACCCTTCTTTCATAAGGTCAACAGCTAACCCGATACCGAACTGCGCTTTAGTTTCGATCATTTGTTCTACAGTTACACCATTAAGATTTTCCATTGTTTTCACCTGCCTTTCTTGTTTATGCGTCTGCATCCCGCCTGCATTTATCAACGCATTTTCCCTCCCAATAAAAAAACACTGTTTTACGGGGACAGTAGCCGAACCCTTTGTAGGCGACAAACTATAAGTAAATCGCAAAATAAAAAGCCGCCTGTTGGCGACGATTATTACTTCCTTATTTGTTCATAGTCGTTCAGCATATTTTTGAGACTCCGCTCTACTTCCTCTAATGATGCGTACTCACGATTGGTTTCTATATGCCACAGGATATTTTTAATCCCATTCATTACAGATGTTAAGTAGTCCATATAAAGAACCGCCTTAAAAGCTAACTATATCCGCGTATTTATCCGCTAACCAATCAAAAAGCGACCTATCATATTGAATGGGTACGCAATACAACGCAACAAGATATACGGGATTAAGAGGAGAAGTACCAGGACTCCAATTCCTTCAAAGGGATTGAACATGTCATCACTTCCTTTTACCTTTCTTCATATTCCGTTTCTTCCGCTCCCACCGCAGCCGTTCCCGCTCCCGATGAGCATTCACGCATTCTTCCCATTCCGCTTTTGGATGAGGCATTGTAATAACTAGATGCCGTACAGACGGTTGTTTTTGCTCCATAGAATATTCCTCCACATTTCCTCCATAGCCATATGTCATTTTCATTCTCGTATTGGGTCTGGCGTCTCTCTTCGTATATTGCTTCCCATCTATCTGCCAGTTCCCGAAGCTTCTTTCTAATCGTATCCAGGTCAGCCAGTGAAAGGATTGCTATAACTACATCTTTAAGCCCCAAACATATCCGCCTCCCTTGTTTTATACCAACAAAAAAAGCACAGGCAAGTTGTCTTGACTGTAATTCGATAATCTCGTCAATACTGGTTAAAAAAAGAATCGAAGGTGATACTTATGCATGATATTCCCTATGAGGTAGAGGATTGTATTGTTTCAGGGTTTGTTGCACAACTTAATGCGTTAAAAGGACTTTTAGAACTGGATGAAAAACATTTAAAAGATTTAGGACGCGATTTATTTATTTCTAAATTAAGAGATCTTGAAGCGACCCTTTCTTGGTATGAACAAAATATAAAGCATCCCTTGAATAGATCGGACGATATGAAAGAATTGCTGAAACAAGTGAATCTATTATTTGAAAAGAGAGCTGCTCAGTTATCCCCTGCAAGTTAGTCGCTCTTTTTTCTAACGTCTTGTCTGTATCCTGGTTTACTGCGGCACCAGGAGGGCCGCCGCGATTCACTCCTTACCCGCATGCGGTCAACGGGCTTCTTGTCGGTAATCAGCCGGCAGGAGGTGGTTCGTTCGACTTCATTGCATTTACCCCTGCAATAAGCGTATGTCGCGAACGATAAGGGAAGAGTGACGTATCAAGGTATAAGAAAAGCCGCCTCCAAAGAGAAGCGGCTATCTGATTTATTCGGTTGCCCTCAGTTTATCATGCCGGAATCTAGACAAGCAAAAAGTGTCGGAGGTGTCGGAAGTGTCGATAGTGTCGGAGATGTCGGAAGTGTCGGTTTTTAACACCCGTTGCAAGAAAACAAGGCGTTCTCACTAAGAGAGCGCCTTTTCTTTTTTCTTTTCTTCATCATAGATAGCCCAAGCTAAGTCATTTACAACCTTATTTTTTAATTCCTGTGCTCTTGTACGAGATACTCCAATTTCTTTTGCAATATCCTTCATCTTTTGGCCATCCATGATGCCCTCAAGAACAATCTGTTCCTTTTCAGATAGGTTATTCTTTTCCGCAAACGCATCAACCCGCTTCACCTTGTCTTCAAAACGTTTTACTCGTCTATTTAGCCGCTCCCATGCTTGCAGGTTATTACGCGCTTCTCTAAACACCGGATCGCTATTCCTGCCCCTTGCTTTGGGTAATGTTGCTTCAATACCATACTGGGCTGTACCAGCTGCCACATCGTCGTTACTTCCTAATCCGGATTGAATCTTACTTCGTAACTTTTCAATTTGTTGTGTCATCCAGTAATACCCGTCTAATTGGTCTTGAGCAACATGGAGCAATTCGAGTACTGGTTCCAAGTTGGTAAGAGCAAGTTGGCCATCATCGTCTATCCACTGTTCTGCTTCTTTATCATCCCATTGCTGACATGAAGAGATTTTTCCGATGTGCATATCATGGATCCGGCACTTAGCACTTTTCCCCCAGTGGGTTCCTGGACACTTACTGCATACTGATTCGATATATTTGTGATTTGGGTTGATTGTGGTTTGCATAAAACCGCCTCCTGAGTATTTTTTGTTAAGCTAGTGGTTATCTATCTCCGTTACCGCCTCGTTTGCTTCATTGCTCCGCCTACACGCTTCCAAGTCGGATGATGCATCATCTGCTCTGTCTTCCTGAATTCCCTTTCGTCCCTTTCATCTTTCCGTGGGTATACCATCTTGCCATCCAATATGTGTACACGTCGATTCATCCGCCTTCCTAATGTGATGGTGTATACCCCATCCTTTAACTTGTGATCGACGTCCTTTATAAGCTGCTCATTTATCCTTACTGCACCTTGGTATACCATTCGTCGCGCTTCTCCATTAGCCGCACATATCCCTGAATGAGTTAAAACAGCAAGAATGTTCATCTTTTTATCCCCCTTTTCAAATAAAAAGAGGACACCGCCTTTAATAAGCCTGTAGCAAGGCATATAACCCCGCTTGAGCTTAGTAAAAGTGGTGTCCTCCAATGTTTGGTCAGACGTATATTTTTATGGGTTATCGGATTAAGTCGTTCATCAAGCTAACCACTCAGTAAGATAGTCCATTTTACATTCACCACAGTAATGCACATTCTGATTTTCGTTATGTTTATTGCGTTTAGCAGGTACAAAATCTTCATCACTAAACAATGCTCGTATATATGGTTGCTTTACTTCAATTGCTTCAATGTCTTCAGAATCAATAACTTTCTTACAATGGTCACAACAATAAGCCATCATTTCTACCAACTCCTTTTATGCTTTCTTATACAGTCCGAATAGCTATTTTTATATGAACAAGAAAACAATCGCTAATAAGAAAAATACAAAAGTCAAAGAGCCTGCAGCAGCAAAAATTTCAAAGTCATCTTGTCCTGCTCCTGTTAACGAAACAAAGCAACAATAGACAGAAACAAGAATACAAAATGCGCTCATTCTACCACCGCCGATACCTAAATCCTTGGAAGCCACGCATTTCCGGTCCTTGTTCTTCTCTTAGGTCATCCCCGAATACTTGGCATCTACCGCCCCATGTCCGGCCTGTTGTCTCACATTTGATTGCCGAGTCCTTTTTTATATTGGTAACTCGGACGGAATAAGCGACACGGCCATCATAAACAAAGTACATCCGGCTACCTAGTTTCAATTCTTTCGGTATGCGTGATAGCGTCCAAACCTTTTGTAATTCCGGATCCTGTTTTATCTCTTCGACTTCTTTGGCAAAGTTCTCATATTCGCTCTTAGGTACCGCTACAACAATATCCATCGCTACCTCTTTCTCCGGCTTCTGCCTGGAATACGTAGTGTCTCTTTGCTTACAATGTCTACGACTTCACCATCAACTATTACAAGCTCTACTGTTCCATAAAGGGGAGCCTTGACCTCATATGCAGCTATCCCGGTTGTTAAATAAAGCTTGTCCTTACCTTCTGTATTTAAAGGGATTTTCGCCTCTTCTGTTTGGAGATTATTTGCGATTTCACGTAGCTCTGCCATCTGTATTCCCCCGCTCTGTGATATAATGTAGGTAATAGTATGAGCAGGTGTTTTCCCCTCTTCGGTAGCCGCCGTTGAGGGGAATTTTTTTATTTGAAACTTTTTCTATTTATGTCTCGTACTGTATATTGCGCCAGTATTTCTTTGTCTTGCTTCTGTGGCCCGCCAGCCACAGAAGATCCTCATGTTTAAATTCTCTCGTGCAGGGGAATATATTGTGTAGGTAATAGCATCATGATTTACTCCCCTAACTCTTGCCCCTTCAAATGAAGGGGCTTATTTTTTACTCCTAAAATTCCGGTTCATCAGACAGCTTCAGCTTGTCCCATATCGGGTCAATTTGCTTTTCGCAATCAATTACATCAATGTATCCTTTGCCCCCACAGGAAGGGCATTCATGGCCTCCTGTACGTCCTTTCCCTTCGCATAAGCTGCATGTTTGTTCTTTGGTGTCCATGTTTCCTCCTATTTAATCTCTTTGATTCTCCAGGTACGCAAGCAGCCGTATGACTTTGGATGCCTTACTTCCTGTCTCAAAACCTTTTGTTTCGCTGTCTCCATGTCGGGAGCTGGTACCGTTATACGAAAGAAGCAATCTTTATAATCGTAGTAACCGACAGAGTACAGTTTGTCTTGTGAGGCGACCTCCTGTGGCTGGCTTGGCTCTAGTTGGAATATATCCATTTGTTCAATGTGTTCGTGTTCAGTTACTTGCATGAGCATTCACCGCTTTCTTGTCTTTCCATTTCACTTCTTCTCCCATGGCCTTATGTCGCTTGATATGGCATTCTTGGCAGAGCATGACGAGATTATCTACATAGTTGCTACCGCCATCGATGCGAGGGACAATATGATGAGCATGTAAACTTTGATTAAACTTTTTTATGTGCTCTAGGTTTGTCATTCCACACTCCTGACAGGTTTTCTTATCACGCTCTAGCGCCTTCTTCCTTTGCCGTTGGAAGTCTTCAGGCCAGTAGATAACGTCTAACCATTCGTCGCGGTGTTCTTGGCAGCAGAAACGTTTCCGTTTGTCGTTCAGCTCTACACCGCACCACCGGCAGTTGAGAAAGGTATCCTCATCACGCATACGCTCTTTCGGGAGCGGATAGGTTATATTGTTGACTCTCTTCTCAATGAATGAGGAGTCGCCTTTTCTTTTCATCCTTTGTTTCCCTTCCCATATGTTCTATTTCATCCGTTCATAGGCTTGTGTTATATTCTTTAGGTGGGCGCTCCGGTGGGGGCCGGGACGCCCAATGTTGTTTTATAACGTTTCTTTTCTAGCCGGTCAATTTGGACCGGCACTTTTTATGCTGCCAAACGCGGACGCCAAGCTTGTACATACTTCATTGCTTCTTCAAAATCGCATCGGCGTATATCTCGATAACTGGCGACAGCGAAACAATCTTTGATGGAGCGGTGAATCTGGCTATATAGCTTCCTCTTTACTTTTCCAAGGTCTGGAGTAATACGATCTTGTTCATTAAATCCTAGTTGTTGAAATTCGACCCGTTCAGCTAAATCAAGTACCCGACGATTGATTGCTTTTTGTAGCGTATACTGCTCATGATGTTGTAGGGTGATTTGTTCTTCTACCTTACGGGTTACTTCTGTAAGTCGCTGCTCTACTGATTCAAGCCGTTCCTCATGTTCAAGTGCTGATTTTAGTAGCTCCATGCGTACCTGACGCTCATCGAGAGGGATGACGTTGTTCTTTACTTCTTTGGCCCGCCTTTCCATTTCAATGAAATATTTGCGTACTTGTCGCCCTCGTTCATTGTTTTCTACCATTGATATTTCTTTGGCTGTATCCATAGTGAGAAGATATTCAACAGAAGGGCGGCCACCCTGACTTTTTCCCGGAATTGTGAAAAAGTCCTCACCAGCTTCGAATCCGTACTTTTCAATGCGTCGCTGAATCCATTGAGAAAACTTATCCTCTACTCCAAGGAATCCATGAAGCTCACGGCCATTGATTAATCGTTGGTTATCTTCAGTTGCGTACACTGGGATTAGCTCGTTTGCAATTACGCGAAGGTTACTCATTATATCCTCTCCTTTTCGTTTAAGGGTTGTTTTGCGTATACTTAAATCGACTTGTTTACGATAATCCGTACTTTTCTAACATCTTTAGTACTTTTTCATAGGCTAAAGCTTCACCATGAAGCATCTCTATCTTTTTAGTTTCATCGTGATAATTTGCTCCACTCCTACGTTCTATACGTTTATCAATTACTGCAATTTTGGATTTTAATTCATTACGGATTTCTTCAACTACGTTTGACATGGTTTATCCCTCCTTTTTCGCAATATGGGCTGAAGTGCGAATTAATTTAGTGCTATGAACTGCTCCATTTCACTCTCGTACAGACAAACATCAACCTCATTGCCATCCTCTAAATAAAACATTAAATCGTAATATGGTTCTGGGTCCCTCGGTAGATACAACCCCATTGATTCGACTACACCCTTAGTGCCTTTTTTAATAACTAAAGTGTCAATTATTTCACCATCGTCATCATACTCATAAATCTCAAAATCTTCTTTTACTTCAACATTTTCGAACTCATATCCAACCATTATTTCTCCTCCGTTAGTGAGCAAATGACTTTTCGCTATATTGCCGAATTAAGCTTCTAATTTACTCATGATAGATTCATACAAATGAATATCCTCATCTGCCACATCCGCTCCATCATTGAATGTGTCACGTAAAACAAGTGCGAGCCACTTCTTTTCTTCTGTCGTTAGCATAGTTTCATTCCTCCTTATCGCAATATGGGCTAAAGTGTGAATACTGTGCTACAGGTTTAGAACTGCTTGAACGCTAGAAGTACGCTTTTGCGAAAGATTGATATATTTATCGTTCAAATCAATACCTGTAAACTCACGATTGTACTTCATGGCCACTCTTCCAGTTGTTCCGGATCCGAAGAATGGGTCCAGCACCCTTCCGCCTTCAGGACAACCAGCTAAGATACATGGCTCAATCAGTTTTTCCGGAAACGTCGCAAAATGACTTTCTGCTAATTGTGCTGTGGCCACTGTCCAAACCGAGCGCTTATTTCGCATTCCGGATTCGTTTGGCTGGTTACCATGGCTTTCTCGGATAACTGTATTTGAATTGTCGAAGCTTTGACCTTGCGTATATTGGCCACCACCACGAAAAGTTTTACTGTTGCCTTTTCGTCTTCTCGATTGTTGTGGACCAAATGCACCTTCTGATCCAGCTGGAGGACGAAAGTCGAATCCGACTGCAGGTTCTTTTATTGCTTCAGCATCGTAATAATACTTTTTGCTTTTACTCAGAAGGAACATGTATTCATGGGCCTTAGTTGGTCTGTCAACCACACTCTCAGGCATGCAATTTGGTTTGTGCCAGATGTTATCCATTCGCAAATACCATCCGTCCGCCTGTAGTGCGAATGCTACGCGCCACGGAATACCAACAAGATCCTTCTGTTTTAATCCGTCCGGCATATCTCGCCTTGGCCTTGTTCGTGCCGTCTCACCCTGCTTATCAGACAGATAGTGTTTACCGTGCCAGCGAGCATTAAATCCTTCATCCCTACGCGGATTACCAGCGTAGCTATCTCCAAAATTCAGCCAAAGCGTTCCGTCATCCCGCAGTGTGCGTCGTACTTCCCGGAACACCAGGACCATATGAGCGACGAACATTTCTGGCGTCGGCTCCAAGCCCAGGCATCCAGTCCATTCTGGAATATGAATATCCGGTAAGCCTGGCATCGGTGAGTATGTCATTGCTGGCCAGCTTGACGGTGGAATACCATAGTCACGTAATCCCCAATACGGAGGAGAAGTAACGCAGCAATTAAAATATCCGTCCGGTTTTTGTTTTAAAACTTCTTTGCAATCTCCTTGTAAAATTTCGTTGGCCACAAATTTCTCATCCTTTCGCTTTTCGTCATATCGCCTTAGTGCGCTATACAGCTTGTCCGTATGCACCGCCAGCACGTTTCTTAATTCGTCCCTTTCTCGATTGATCCAAGGCCAATTCTTCTACGTCATAAAGTTCACGTCCTAACTCTGCCGCAATCTCATCTAAGGGCACATTCTCTTTCCAACGTTTCCGAAATAGTCGAACTTGCTTCATGGACCAGATAAAGTCAATATCAGCACCGGCTACATAAACTTCGTCTCGTTCTTCTTTCAGGTAACAACTTTCAATTTGTTTGGCTGCTTTCTTAGCAAGAGCAGGATTCACCTTACTTCACCCCTCTCTTATACCTCCCGGGTCTTGTGATAGCCTCTACAATGTCCATCCCTAACTCTTTTAAACGGTAATGAACGGTTTGCTTGGATAATCCGTTTTTTCTGGCTATATCTAGCACCCATTTAGGCATTGCCTTTGCTCTTTCTTTAGTTGGCTTGATAGAAAGAACAACATAACCGTCTTTTTGTTCGTAATTTGTCATGTACATAATTTCAGCAGCTACTTCCCTATCTGTGTATGCTTGTTTTTCTGGGCACCATTCTTTTAAGACCACCCAATCACCTACAGCAAAGTTCCGATCGTTCTTTCTAATTTCGAATGCTTTATTACCATCAAAAACCGCCTGGAAGTACTCTGGCCACGTTTTTAAAAAGTGTACATTTGCCATTAGTCCTTCATCCTTTCTTTCTTCCGCTTACACCCATGCCCTACACCTTCTTGTATACTTGCCGCCGTCTTCAGCCACCGTCCACACTCTTCACAGGGCTTCCACATCTGACGTGGCAATATCGTCTGTTGTGCAGCCTTTGACGCTCGTTTCCTTGGTCGCCTCTTATAGTGACAGCAGGCGTTATCTGTTGCATTTACGGTCCAATACACCTTCCTGCAACGCTCTTTCTGTTTCCCTGAAAACGGGAAGTACTTGCATCCGCCGCAAAATAGTGGTTTTTCTTCCTTTGGCTTTTCTTTTGGTAGCCAAGGAAACAATTCATCGATTATTTCTTTTCGCTCCATGAATGACCACCACCGACTTTCCAACTTTCAACCCGATAATTAGTCGTGCTTTGGTTAATCCAGTTCGAAACTTTGCGCGAGAGAATCACTGGGGCCGGACCGCGTTTTTTCTTCTGTTCTGCCATGTTTTTCACCCCGCCTATGAGCATTGCTCGAATTGATCAATCCGTTTAGTTACCTTCTGCCGAATCCGTTGCTTTCTTGTCCGTTCCACGATGCGCTGTAACCGTTGCAACTGCTTTTCCTTCACATTTACTACTGCATCCTTCTGAACTTCTTTAGCAGGCTTAGGCGGTATGTAGTCTTTAGCCTCCTGCGGTTTTAACCAATCGTTTAACGCATCCATAACAGGTCTTCCGCCAAAGTACAGTACGCCAGGATTAACCATTTCCATGTAAACAACCCCTTTTCGATTCATAACAATCCAGATGTTGCTTTATCATACGAATAGCCGTATTACCTAGCATGGTTATTCGCCTACTCTCTTTGCTTTTTAGGCGGGGAAGCATAAGCGCAAGCGCCTTGTCTGTGTTTGTCATGCTGTCTCGCCTTCTATCTCCCGGTCTACAAAGAGCAGATAGTCTATATTCGCCCGCAGAGTTACCGGTACTTCTGGACAGTGTTCCAGGAATTCGTTATATGCGATACTTTTGCGCCCGCCTTCCTTGGCCCGTTTCCGACATTTCTGAATGAACGAGAATGGAGCATAGAAGATGGTTCCTTTCTTTTCAAACCTGATCAGGACAAAACATAAGGCACCGTGTTTTTCTGCTGCCTCGAAGTGTTCCAACTGGTGCGCCTCTATGTTCGCAAGCGGAAAACTTGTCTCACTTTGCGTATTCTTCGCTTCAAAGTAGAGCGCCTTACCGCGATATATTCCGTCATAATCGACCGTGCTTTTCTTTTCAAAGACTCCACTTAGTACGCGATTCCCTTGCGTTTTCAATGCCTTGATTGGCGTAGGGCGTTTGTGTATTAGCGCTACCTCGCCGTTTTTATATTGCAAATTGGTTGAGTCGATAATGTCCTCAAATGCTTGCCCGGATGCTTCTGGACGCCGTTTATAAAATCGTCTAGCCATGTTGTTCCTCCAGTAGTTCCGGGTTTTGATAGATGTTTCCGATGATTTCGAGTTGATCCCAGTTAATACACGAATCAAAATAGCTAGGGTTATTCTTGAATTTCAAACCAAAACAACCATCTTGATAAGCTACATACATAGGCTCATCGCTACCATTTATATCTCCCTCGTAAATGTCACGTCCATTCCGATCCTTCAGCCCGGTGTATTGCATAAGTTCTGCTTCAATCCACAATCCTCTACCATTCATGTACGATGCTTTTATTAGTCCAGAGGATATTCCAGCGACTATATTTGTACCTAACAAGTTTATTTCTTCTAGTTCATACACCATTGTTTTTGTTTCTGGATTCCAAGCTCTAAACTTGATCTCTCGCATATTCTCCCTCCAGCAATTCCGGGTTTTGATAGATGTTTCCGATAATTTCTAGTCGGTCGTCTTGAAAATCAAATAGAGAATCAAAATCAAGTGGACTATCAGGATATTGAAGCAAGAAGCTGCCGGTTTCATAAATAATGACTGCTGTTTCATTATCTTCGTTGTTTACAAGGTCGCCCTCATAAATATCCTTACCGTTCTTATCTTTTAGCCCGGTGTATTGCATTAAGATAAAGTCATCATCTTCGTCATATTGGCTCTCCGAACAGCGCAACACACCATTAACAAATCCAGCAAAAAAAATCTCATTGTTATTCTCTGTATCTGGCATAAACATTTCTTTTTCTTGCTTATCCCAAGCCCTAAACTTAATCTCGCGCATATTCTCCCTCCAGTAGTTCCATGCTTTCATCCACTTTCCATGGATCGCCTACATAATCACCGCATTTTTGACTCCCGCACAAATCAACGAATATGCATGTTTTACACACGTTATCTTCCTCCCTACGTAGATGACACCTTTTGCTTTGGCGGACGCCCGCGCCGTACATTTTTCAACTTCATTTTTCCATCACATTTTGTACAGGTACCGAATCCATCTTCTTTTTGTGGTCTATATGTTTCATGCTGACAATCTACACAACGAACCTTGTGTCTTTTTAATGAGGTTGCTGTAGGAGCTTTAATCATAGGTGCTTTAACTGGCTTCATCTTGCTAAAATTAACTTTTTTTCCTTCCGACATTGCGTTGTACATTTGTTGTATCCTAATTCCTACAGGGCATTGAGTATTGCAATATTGGATAAACTCTGCACTTTCGCTTCTTTTGTTTGTTGGAAACTGGCTTTTCTGGGCGCAGCGTCCGCATTGTGTATCTAGTAAGTAACCAATATGAACCCTAATTTGAGATTTTTTATGTTTCGTAAGAGACATGTCTACCCTCCCTTACACAACGGTTTCTTTTCCGCATAACTCATTTTTGCACTTGCGTATCCATAAGCTGTCACGTAGAAACGGTTTGAATTTTCCGCTCCCGCATTCACATACACCGGGGCGTGGTTTATTCGCTGTTGTTGACTGCACTACCCTTTCCGCTTTACCAGCTCCCTTGCTGGAACCGACCTGAACGCCTGTACTTTCGCCAAACAGGTTCAGTTGCTCACTCATGCTTTAACCTCTCCCATCTCCTTCAGCAATTCTTGTACACGACGTTTCTTTTCGTCGGTATCCTCGGCTGAAGCTTTTCCCTCGGATGGATTGAATTCACCAGCAGCCATTCGCTGTTGTCGTTCTATTTGTTCGCGAATGAGTGGCGGTAATTCATCTTTACGCTGATTCTGATAGCCTCTTTTCCCGCCTATATGAGGTTTAGTGGAACCGGTTGGCTTTACTGATCCTTCATCTGGATTAAATCGCTCTACATCTCGTAGCGCCTTTTCCCGCTCTGTTTTCTCGTAGTGCATTTGCCGAATGACCGTAGAGCAGTAAGAGAATGCCCTGATTTTGTCTCCTGAATATTTCGGTTCATAGGTATCAAATGCTCGGTCGATACCAGCAATAATGGTTTCAGACGATATTCCTTCTTTCAAAATCTCTGTGATGGCCTTACTGTCTTTTCCGTTTAAGCAAAATCCTCCACGGCGCATGATATAATGCTGCTCAATCTTGTTAAACCGATCTGTCGGCGATATTTCTTCCTGGACGGCACCAGGAGCGGTAATCGGAATCCCGTCGCCTTTTGGTTTTGAAGTAGGTTCAAAATCATCCTCTTGCGCGTGTTCTTGCTTACTATCAATCAATCTATCTTTCTCTGTAAAATCATTACTAAGTGATAAATCATTATTTAGTAGCGGTCGATTTTCCACAGGGTGGTTTTCCCACCCGCTGGTTTCCCCAGTGGGTGGATTTTTGACTTCTGGACGTTTATCATCCAGAGGCGGCTTTTCACCTTCTGGCGCTTGTGGTACTTCATAAACGAATGTGCCCCATTCTTTGACCTTTCCTTTTTCATCCCTAATGGGCTCCCGAACAACATATCCGCGTTCCTTTAGCTCTTTGATGGCTGATTTAATGACGCCGACCCCTTCAGGGGAATGCGTGGCCAACTCTTCATTATGGAACTTCCAGTTATCCGGCATTGAGAGCATGTAGGCCAGGAGCCCTTTTGCTTTCCATGAGAGCTGCTTGTCCTGCAACCCTGTTTTGTTCATTACGATAAAATTGGTGTCTTTCTTGACTCGATAAACGGTTTTATCATTCATGCTTTCAGCCCCTATACTGGCGTTTCTTGCTGTCTTTTTAGTGCTTGATTTTCTTTTTGCAGACGCTTGACCTCTTTTATCAACTTCCGTACATCTTCTGGCGCATTAGCGATAGCCTGTGCATCAGGATGATTAATGTCTAGGCCGTATTTAGTCATATGAGATACACGAGGAATTGCAAAATCTTCTACCTTGTGCATCCCTTCGCTGCCCCGCTCCGTTACAGGCCCCTCATACTTCTCGTATTTTTGAAACATAGGTTGAGCACCTTGCATGCCATATCGCCTAAATTGCATCACATGATATCTTCCAGAATGGGTAGTTGATAGATGAACTAATTTATCTGTCTTGTTTACATCCCATCGCCACGGTCCAGGCGTTGCAGCTGCCCAACGATTCTGTATCTCTTGCAACTCTTGTTCGGTCACTTTGTTTCCTTCCTTTCTAACTTGGAATTTAAGCCGAAAATCCTCTCATAGCACTTAGAGCAAATTTCTGTGACATGTTCTAAACTTTCGACTGTGCAGGCATCATCCCAAGCTGTTTTTTCTTTGCAAGAAGAACATATGATTATCACTCTATCCCCTCCTTTTATCTATCCGTACTTCAAATCTCCACAACATAAGGTAGATAGTTCCGCGCCACTTTTTCTTTCCCATCTGAATTCCAAAGCAATACTCCCAACCGCCACCAAACCTACCCATTGGAGCATCATCCGCTCTGCGTTCAACTTTTACTGTTCGTTTTCCAACTTTGAACCGTTTGATCCAACCTTGATTCGTCTTCTGGCTCATATAACTTTTCCTTTCTATGGGGCAGGAGCGGCATGGCCGCCCCCGCCGTATCATTTAAAACTTTAGTTGTTCATCAAAATAGTCGAGTATCGTTTGGCAATCTGCGCATATCCAACCCTTAGGCTCTGGCTTACCAAGTACCAGTTCCCCTGCCTTTCGGATTTCCTGCCCTACTTTGTCTTCTGCATATCCGGCAACGATGGCGGACGTCTTGATTCGGTTCATCATGTCTAGGAAGTAGCGTTTGCGTGCTACATCGTCCATCTGTGGCGGTTCTTCTTGTGACATGATTTCCGGTTCCGTCTGCAAAGGCGTATCATCCACGCGGTAGCTCTTTGTATGTGGCATTTCCTCTTTCGGAATGCTCATTTCTTCTTGTGTAACAAGGCCGGAGATGCCGAACTGACGTTTTAAAACGAATACTTCGGCAACCTTTTGAATCATGGCAGAGGGATACTTTTTCCATACATCACTGTTCTTTTTGTACTCTTCGAATTCAACAAAACAGACGGCGGGACGGCGGGTTTTATGGTAAGCAGCCGCCCACGCACCGATGATTTTTCCTCGTTTGGCTCCAAATTTGTGTATGACCGCATCGGTCTGGGCGTCGATTTCGAATATATCTCCCTCTCGAACAACAAAGGATTTTAAGCCTTCAAAGTTCTCGTTTTGCTGTGCGATTTTTAAGTATCCATCCCGGCTAGTCATGATGATAGGAGAATCCTGGCTGTTTCCGTATTTGATGAACCATATTTCTTTTAGGAAAGGATCTAAGCTGTAACGCTGGCACAAATGGATGAACATCTGAAATTCATCATTCGTTGCACCTTTGGCCACTGTGTTTTTAATCACCTGAAGCTTTGTTTCATCGAATTGAAGTGTAGGTACCGATGACTGATTTACTAACGATAGATTTCTTTCTGGAACGGCCATATGTCATGCCTCCTTATTGAATTTGAAAGCCGCCCTGTGCTATAATTGGACTAACGATATTTTTTGAGCGACTTTTTTGAAACGACCTGTTCCCGCAGGTCGTTTTTTATTTCTCTTCCATTACCGGACCTTCTGAACACGCTGGTTCGAAGAAAAGCGGCTCTCCACTGTCGCCGTAGCAACCGTGAAGGCATTCGCATTGAGCGCAGTGCTCAAAGGCGAGCTTATGATAATCAGCGATCGGGCAAGTGTAGCCGTTATACAAAATGTTCATCCTCCTCATGGGCCGTAATTACTCCAGTTTCGTGATTAATAACAATACGCAGATACTTATCTTCAACGCTCTTGGTGTTGTATGATGTTAGTTCTTCTTTGCAGTAAGGACAGTTGCTTAATTCGCTTTCTTCAAATTCATAAAATGATTTTTCGCATGTGGTGCACTGTGTCTTATTAACATCAATGAGTATGTTGCTGCTTTTCAATCCCTTCGCCTCCTTACTCTTTAGCGCATGAAGCACATTGAAATCTCCAGTGATCTTCTTCATCAGGAAAGTAATGTACAGCGGGTTTTCCGCAAGCGCAAAAGAGAAAATGAAGACGATCCCTTAACTGCAAACTTCCATCTTCCTTTTGATGTAATGTGGGGCTATTTGACTGTTCCACTAGCTTCCTCCTTCCATTTGATAGCGAGCTGGCGCCCCTACCTCTACGCCAGCAATACGGCTCCGATGGCCGCGCCTGTGTATTCGCTTAGATGAAAGTCAGGGGAAGTACGTATGCGACGCAAGAAATGGAGGTTTTCAACTCCTTTCACTCCCCTGTGGTTGTGGTGGCCGTTACCGGGCTTGCACCGGACACAGGCTCGTCCTGTTGGCCATAGTCGGGCTTATAGCCCGATAAGATGTAGGATTTTCCATCCCCCTTGTCGAATGGTATCTTTCGGAGGAATCAATACTTTGGCGAGTTAGCATTCTTCCAAATCCATATCGAAAGGGGTGGAAATTATGGGTAAAGTCCATCAAATTAGAATGCGGACATTAACCGAAGAGCAAAAAACAAATCTGCAAAACGAGCTTGTAAACTCAGGTTGGGAAATTGTTGGACATGGCGGCGGAGTCCAATCACCTGAACTTGTTTCAGATGAAGTAAACTGGCTATTAGTTACATGTCCGGATAGCGAAAAAGCTACATATCCTTCTGGCTATCAAGTACTTAATGATAAAGAATGTATTCATTGCGGCCTTCCCGTAACGGTTGATTTTTCCAAATGCTAACAAGGGTAAAATCAACTAAAATATTTGTTTAAAACTTTGTTAATAGCTACATGTAATTCAGTCTCAAGTTCTTCTGTTTTTTTAGGTGATAAATCAGGGAATTCATAGAAATCAATCCGAAGAAACATTTTAGGAACTTCATATTTACTTTGAGTCGCCGTTTGATTGGCGACTTCTTTTTTCAAACGAACAGCAATGTTTCTTTGAGGTTCATTCATTTATCCTCTCCCCCTTTCTAGCACTCTCAGGAGCGCTGTAGGACCTACAGACGATAAATCCCCGGGGTGGTAGAGAGTTGTCTGTAGGCTCTACAGCAAGCCACTGAGATAAAGCTTGCTGTTTTTCTGTATGCATGGTATATTGTGTACAACCAGTTGTTAGGCCGTTATCGAGTTCCCGCTCATGACGGCTATTTTTGTATAGAATTCCTTGTCTTCCTCGTACATTGTTTTGCTCATTTCGTAACCTTTCATAGCAAGGTCATAGGCCCATTCATTGCCTTCTTTTTTATATTGTTCCGCTTGCTGCTTAAACGTTTCTATTTCTTTCTTTGCCTCTTCTAACGCTTCAAGAAATCTCTCAATTCGACTCATGCGCCCCATCCTTTCTGGAATTTTGCCTTTTCTGCTTCAAGCGCTATCCTATTCATCACTAATCGTTCCAGGTATGCCTCATTTTGTTCCGCATCCATAAGGCTCATATCATAAAGCATTGTTCTTTCTAACACTTCCTGTATGTTTAAATTTTGTTCCAATATAGTAAGCGGACTTTTCTGTTCACGCGACTTGAGCCTGCTCACGTTCTTTCCTCCACCTTTCTTGCACATTTTTCAAAGCTTGTAGCATGCCTATCTTCTGGTGCTTAGGAAGAGACAGCCATAACCCAACTTTTATTTTCATGCGCTTCGTCTCCCTTCGTATTCGTATTTAGCCTCCTGGACTACCTCAGATACTAGGTAAGCGAAATGATGCACTGCTTCTTTTCGTACTGGTCGTAATCCATTTAAGAAGTTGATAAGAAGATTACCGGTATAAACCATGTCCGATAGAATTTCGCCTACAGATGGGACATATCGCTTAGTCTGATAATGCACATGTATGTATTGCTTAATGTCAGCGACCATTTCAGTAAACAAGTCATCACCTAGGTTCTTTTTCTCTTGAAGCTTGTCCAATTTGTTCACCTCACTTACTTGATATATCCTTTCGCCTTGAACTTTTGATAAATCCGAATCCAAACCCGTCGCCAGGACTTTTTATATTCCCTGCAAATAACAGCGATGTAGTGAAGCAAGGCCACTACAGCCTCGGCAGCTTCGTCAAGAACTTCGTCCAGTTTTGCGTTATCATACTCCGACATGCTTTTTGGATGATTGGCAAGACATACACTCCGTATCGCTTCCATTACTTCTTCTAGCTCTTCTTCCGTTTTGTCTTTTACGCTAGAACGATGAAGGTCTACCGCAGGACCGTTCAAGACTGGAATCCAGCTATATCCGATCACCTCTTGCGCGGCTGCTATAGCGTATAATCCATCGTCCATAACTTCTACGCTTTTCCCTATCACTTCTTTAGGCATTTTCCTTCTGTTTTGCTCTACCATCGAAACCGCGGACCGGCTGACATTAATCTCATCTGCGAAATCGGTTTGTGTAAGTCCAGCGGCTTCTCTGGCTTCTTTTTGATGTGTGCCAAAAGCCATTTATATCACCTCGTTTTGTGTCATTGGATCACTTTTTTGCCACGATTGCCTATGCTACAATTTGTTTAACAGTAGTTGAGGCGTTCTTTGTCGTAGTAAATAAGGCTATTTAGATACCAAAAACAAAGAATAAAAATCTGAATAGTCAGATATAAAGGTGCGGATAAGCAGGCTGCATGTTCTTTTTTGGCGAAAAAAACTACGCAGTATTAATATACATCAGCACATATGTTCCTATTGTTTCTACCACACCATTTCCCGCCTTGCTTACTACGCTAGTTTTAAACGGTGGTTTTACTCATTGGAAACATTTTCAGATTATATTTTGCGTCATTTTGGATATAATTTATTATGCCGTTATTTTATTTTGTTGCTTTTTGACGCATTTTTCATTAAAAAAAAGAGTCCATTCTACCTTTAAAACCTTAGCAATTTTTTTCGCCAACGGAACACTTGGTGTTCGGGTTCCGCCTATAATATGGGCGATATGCCCCCTTGAAACTTTCACTTTTTTCGCTAATTCACTTGTAGATATTTCAAGCTTCTGAAGAGAATCAATCATCCATTGTCGTTTCATATCATCACCCCTTTGCGTCTCTATGACTACATTATAATGTGTCACTATGACATAGTCAATACCCCTTGCGTCTAATTGACAACATTTTTTTATGTGTCTTTTTGACGCATTATAAGTATAATAAATAATGAAAGGAGATCGATTTTGCAATGAATGAATTTCCCATTCGTCTTAAATCTTTAAGAAAATCAAGAAAGAAAACACAACAAGATATGGCCGATCTTCTTAGCATCGCCAGGGGATCTTATGCACAGTATGAAATCGGAAGAAGAAATCCTGATTATGATACAATTCAAAAACTAGCTGATTTCTTCAGTGTATCTATCGACTACCTTCTTGGAAGAACAGATAATCCCGCCACAAACGTTATTAAAAACAATAGCGCTTCTGAATTGGCTATAAACGATAATAAAAATAGTGATGAAGATAGACCATTAACAAAAGAGGCTGTTGAAGAGTTATTCGCGGATGATCCAGAAGGAAAAGAGCTAATGCTTTTAATGATGGAACTACCACCCGAGAAAAAGAAAATTGTAAAAGAATTACTAAAGCAATTTAGGGAGACTGAAAAATAAGTAAAACGACCGCACTTTATAGGAACGGTCGTTTTTTACTTTACATATTCTTAACTCAGCGAGTGGCAGCTACTTCAAGTTGAGTTTGATCTATCATGACGCTTTGTCTGTATTCTTGCGCTTCAGCTAATTTGGTGAATTCGACGACTTTATTATGATTCTTTTTTACGATATCCTCTATTTCTTTTAAAGTCACATAGAAAAACTCTTTTCGATGGTTAACCTTATTGACGCTTTTCCTGCGGAAAGATTTATGTAGTGCATTTTCTAAACTTGGTGCATCTTCGCTAAAAATCATTGCATGTATATCAAAACCGAAAGGGACAGAAGCTCCGCTTAACTCCCTTATTCGTTCCGTTGGTTCTAACCTTCTGGTCATTCCGATTTTGTAGACATTCTCTCCAAATGAACCGATATTTGAAATAATATAAACATAACCGGCTCGTGTGTTTTGTTCCCGATTATATACATCCTCTTTGTCTTTTTCGATAAGTACAAGTTTTTCTTCTAGCTCTCTTATTTTTGTTTCTATTAATTCTTTCATACTGCCTGTTGCTGTCTCTAATTTTTTCTTTAGTTTATCTATCTCTTGTTTAAAGTGAGTTTCCTCTTTCTCTAATTTCTCTTTAATTTTATTAATCTCTTGAAGAACACGTTGTTCCTCACGCATCTGCTCTTTTATGCGTCGTTGTTCTTCTCGTTCCTCTTCTTTTTTCTTTTCATACTCATATGCTAAATATAGCTCTTCTTTTTTTAACTTAAAGTATTCCTGTTTAATTTCAATCTTATTATGCTTATTTACTTTATTTAATGCGTCAAAGGCTTTCTCGATACGCTTTTCAATAGATTGGATATTATTGAACTTAACTTTACTAATCGCCGCATCACATTCGTTGTTAAAGGAGCGAATCGTCAATTTTATGTTATTATTATTCATGGCTTTTCCTTTTTGTTTATTGCCGTCGAGTCGCCAATCATCCGAATGAATAGTAGCCTTGCGATTTTTGACCATTTCCTTTTGTTTGTTCCTGACTGATTCAAGCCTTTGTTTATACGCTTCGGAATTTTCTAAGTTATATTTTGGTGTATAAAAACCAAATGATTGATAAAGAACTTCATCCTCTAGGACAACTATTTCATTATGTAATTCCTTCTTCTTTTGCTCAGCATTATGTACTTCCTTCGTTAACTCACTTATCTCATTCTTTAAATCCACTACCTCTTTCTTTGCATTATCAACTATTCCCTGCGCCACTTTCCGCAAATCATCTCCCTCTGTTTTAGCGCTTTCAATTATGCCTTTTGCTTCTTTTTCCGCATTACCAATTAGTTCCTGTACCTCTTTTTGTATTTTGTCTCTCCTTTCTTGTATTCTAACTAAATCACCAAAGCCGCTATCTTCCCACTCTTTTCTTACTATTTGATTTTCTTTATTTTGCCGAATCAAAAGGATAATACCGATAACTAGTGGAACAACTAAAAACCAAAACATAAACATCAATGCAATAAACCAGCTTGATAAATACCATTTTTGCTCTCTCATTATTCTCTCCCTTATCTTTTAATCTAATGCTAGTATACGATTATCTAATAAATTCTGGAAATAAAAAACCGAAAATAGCAATATGCCATCATTCGGTTTTTCGTAGTCGTATTCTGTTTTATTTCATAAGTACAATTTCTTGCAACTTTTTATAAACCTCTTTTGCATTTGGATTATTTTTAAGGCACTCTTTCTTTAGTTCCAACAAAGCATTACCATCCATGTATGTTAATTCTGTTTCTGTTTTATTCATTGAATGCCCCCTCCCTTTTCTATATACTCTCAGCCCCATCTTCAATCAAGCCTAATACCCCTATTACTTTCCCTATCACGTCGGCTTCACTGGTAACTATCGTTTCCTTTTCATCAGCTTCCAGCATTCTTTGTCTGCCATCGCTATATAATCGCCGAATCATCTTACGGCCACCTAAATTAACTAAAGCTATATTCCCATCCTCTACGTTCCTCGTAGGGCGCACAATCACGGTATCTCCTTTCTTGATTTTAGACTTTAACATTTCATCGTCCTCTACCAAAAAGTATAAAACCGGATCATGTTTTTTCGCAAAAAATGCACCACTGTTTTTTTCATCTTCAATAATTTCAATTGCGCGTGGGCTTTTTATATCGCCACGTTTAATATATCCGCGTCGTTCTAAGCGCTCCAAATGGCCATGAACAGTCGAACTGGAGGCTAACCCTACTCCCTTTGCGATCTCTCTTGTCGACGGTGAATACCCCTTGTCCGCTTGATAGCACTTGATAAATTTAATAATCTCTTTTTGTCTAGATGAAATTTTCATTTCTACTCCCCTATTTATATTCTTCTCTAAATTTTTTTAACCTCAAAACACAGAACACCTGTTCCTAATTCATTTTAATTTTACTGGCGTACATGCAGGAAAGCAATACCAACTCGCAGTTTGTCACTACTTTCAAGGTACTCAGTCTAATGAAAATACCTAAAATTTATGGTGTTTTTTAAGCTATAATTAACAACGTTACATCTTCATAGAGGAGGTTCCCCATGCCTGTCCTCATACAGAGGAGTCGGCTCAAATCTCTTCTGCGCCAGATGGGGAAAACACAACGATGGCTAGCTAAAAAAATTCATTTTCCCTATCAACGCATTAACGATTATGCGAACGATCGCAGGACGATGCCTATCGAAATCGCGATCAACTGTGCGCGTGCGCTCGAATGTAGCGTTGAAGAACTTTTTGATTTAGAAGAGGTTTCCCCAGCTGAATGGCGAAGCTGGGTAGCGAGCCGACGTAAAGAGTAGTAGTTGAGAAAACATCTCTCTCTACTCTCAGGTAGAAAATAGCCGTTATCGGCTACTCCTTATTTTGCCCCTTACTCAAAGGGTTCCTCCCCTTATCCCTTTCCTCTTACACTTTCTCTCACTCCTATATTCTTCTTTTTCCAATCAGCTTTCTTTTCCGGAAAATTTTTTAAGTGATAGGAATATTTTCTCTATATATACATCATACATGGGTGTGCAAGCCAAAACCGGAACATGATTGTTTAGTCTTAACTTCTTTTTGTTCCGCTTTTTCCACTTAATTGAAAAATTCTACATCATTCGACAAAATTAGAACTGATTTGTCGAACGATTTTCAGGCAATTCCCCAGTTATAACCGCTTTAATTATGAATAACCAGTCTTTTTCTTTAAGACTATCTGCCTGTTCAACGATATATTTAATCATCCTATTGTTCACTTTGGTGGAGAGGAAGTCATACTTGAGGATTAGACAGATTCCTGTTAACTGGTAATTGTTGCTCATCTTTTTTTGACGAATAACAGCGAAATAACAAGACATCACTTTTTTTGCATTTTGCTGATCACCAGCTTGAAAGTACATATCAGCAATTCGGAAGAGTCTAGATTCGCTTTTTAGTGATTGAATATATAACTGGCGCATTTCCTTAGGCTTGATGCGTAACACCTTGCATATAGCGTACAAAGTGGCAATTCCAGGGGAGTGCTCATTCTTTTCAATTTTTCTATACCATCTTATAGAGATGTTGCATTTTTTGGCGACGTCCTCTTGTGTCATTTTTAACCATACTCTTCGCTTTCGAAAATGAGTTCCTAGCTCTCTCAAAACGGCACATCCCTTTTACAGAAAATTTGTCCATCTGTAGAATAGAGGGTTAAATATGTAAGATTCAATAGAAAAACTTTACATTTAGAACGGTTTGATTTTCTTTTCTTGGTATAAGCATCATTTTTGTTATAGGAGGAAGACATGAGTAAAGAAAAAAACATCGGGGTTCCAAAATGGGTGAAGGATTCTCTATCCAACTCATTTCAGCAAGACGGAAAAGAACTAGTGTACATTGTTCCGGTCAAGAAAACGGCTCTCGGTCGTTTTTTTGGCACTGTAAATCAGGATGGAATAGAAATTTTTGAAGCGACTAATAAGAAAGAATTGAATAAAGTGGACGAGTTGTTTTTTCGGGATTGGGAGTCCGCTTCTGCAGAACACTTCTTCATTAAGGCACAGTTTATATTTCAAAAGGATTTATTTTCTAAAGAACTGATTGTAGAGGACAAAGCAAAAGAAATCGAAGCAATTATTAGACAGCACGTACCCGTTCAAGTTACGCAACGTCCTTGGTGGAGGAAGGTAGTAGGGTTTCGTTCAAAAACTAAATGGAAAATGGTTGTGGCCAGTATTGCTTATCTCTATATTTTCGCGTTAGCTGCTGAATTTTTTAGTGAAAATAAAAAAGACAACGTCCAGACGGCAGCTTCTTCAGTACAACAAGAAGAAAATGCTCAGAATACGCGGGCTATGGCGCAAGAAAAGAATGAAGAAACGCCTACTCCTCCCCCACCAGCACAAGAAAAGCAGGAAGAAGTCAAAGCACCGGCCTTGCTTACCCGCTCTGGGGGATTAGGCGATACATATCAAGCATTTGAAAAACAATATGGGGAGAATGCCGGTACTAAGGATATGGCCAGATTTTCAGGAGATTATATACTCCCTATGTTTGTTAACGATCGTGCCTGGAATGTACTTGTACAATTTGAAGCAACGGATAAGCCAAGAAGAACATTAGAAGATGCGAATAGCTATGTCCAAAATGTCATTCCTCTCGATTCTAAGAAAATTAAAAAGTGGAAGTTGGATGGGAACCGGGACGTTGTTATGTACCACAGCCCTTCTCTAGCAAATCTATTTGATCAACAGTGGTTTGGAGAAGAAAAGCCAGGGACCTTTATTGTTATTTTAAAGCATGATGAGAATGGAATATTCTCTTTCACTGTAGCAACTGGCAATAATCCATAAATTCAGTTGTTCAAGAAAGTTTATATAACCTAACAAATCTATCAAGGAGGACATTATGAAAAAGATACTTGCACTCATGATCATGCTAGGACTGGTAGCAGCTCCGCTGTCCGCTTCTGCTCATCCCGGCCGCACCGACGCAAATGGAGGACACACATGCCGGACAAACTGTGCTAAATGGGGATTAAAAGACGGGGAATATCACTACCATAACGGAGGCAGCACAAAAACAACGTCTGCCCCTACTACAAAAGCAACGCAACCAGCTCCCGCAAAGGCGACTACAACTAAACCAGCTCAAAACAAGCTTCCTGGTACCTTGAAAGTAACAGTTACGAAGGTCGTTGACGGGGATACATTCAAAGCGAAGGTCAATGGCAAGGAAGAAAGCCTTCGTTTGATTGGTGTTGATACGCCAGAAACGGTCCATCCAAACAAACCTGTACAACCATACGGCCCAGAAGCTTCCGCTTACACCAAGAAGCGCCTCAATGGACAAACAGTAACTTTAGAGTTTGACGTTCAACAGAGGGACAAATACGGGCGTCTATTGGCGTATGTATGGTTAGGCAACGCTAAGAATCCGAAAGCTGAAATGTTGAATCAGACACTTGTCAAAGAAGGCTATGCCCAGGTTGCAACGTTCCCGCCGAACGTTAAATATACAGATAGCTTTGTAAAACTGCAGAAGCAGGCTCGGGATGCTAAGAAAGGTCTATGGGCTGAAAAATAAAGCAAACTAATAAAACTCCCTGGTATATATACTAGGGAGTTAATTATATACTATTGGCAAATATAAAAAATTTGATACTATCCTCTTTAAAAGATACACCGCTCTTTTTTTATTTTGGCCACTTATCGTCAACTATCTCGATGCCAGCCCTTTGTATATAGTTGTCATAGTCATATGTGGAGCCTGACCCATTAATTAATTTAAAGAGTTCATATTTCTTTTTTGGTATTGAATATCTTGTAACCTCATATGTCTTATCATCAATCTCCCTATCTGGTAAAGGAATAGAGACTCGTCCGCCATCTACCGTCACATAAATATCCCTGTATACTAATGTCCCATTATAAAAGAAATCTATAAAACTACTTGTCGCCTTTGGATCAGGGAATTTATTTGCCCATTCCTCCATAAAATTATCTCTATGTTCCATTCCCCATGCTAGACTGATTGATAAATCTGTTTTTAATGATGCTACTGTACTATGAGAATCGATGTCTAGGCTATGAAATTCATCATCCCCTGTTTTCCAGACCGTAATATTGTTGTAATATGACGGACCACTTCCTCCTCCCCAACAAACGTTAATTGTCCAATCTTCCTTTTGAGCAGTTAACACTTTGTCCATAAATTCAGTTAAATTCATAATTAAACCCCTCTCTAACTTAATTCAAGAACAAAACTACAAAATAATTCCATTCTCCTTCTAAGCAATTATAAAATGAATGGATAAAATTTACGACGACATTTTCTTGACGTTGTTTTAAATGTTTTACGATCTTTTGTTTTATATGTTTTATATGTTTTATATGTTTTCGGAAGCTTGAACCCCTTGATATTACTAGGTTTATAGAGTCTAACTATCACATAAACAGGGTCAACTATCACAAATTCAGGGCGAACTATCACATAAACAGGGTCAACTATCACAAATTCAGGGTCTTAATTATCACAAATTCAGGGCGAACTATCACATAAACAGGGTCAACTATCACAAATTCAGGGTGAATTATCACATAAACAGGGCGAACTATCGCAAAAACAGGGTCAACTATCACAAGTTTAAAATTTGTGATAGTTCGTCGATAATATATAGTATAATAGAGCAAAAAGATGGCGAAGATGAGGTGTGGCATGAACGCTTTGGAGAAAATAGATGAGAAATTGATCGTCACCAAATCAAACGATCTGATTGAAGCATCATACCGATTAACCCTTCACGAACAACGCATCATCTGTATACTGGCTGCCAAAATACAGCCAGAAGATACTGTGTTCCGGACATGCAGAATTGAGGTAGGCGAATTTATCGACCTACTTGGTCTTAAAGGCAAAAGCATACATAACGATATTAAAAAAATCATAAAGGATTTCGTCTACAAGGGATTCGAGATTAAAAGCGAAGGCGTATATACGGTGAGTTCCTGGTTTGAGTGGGCCAAATATAAAGAGAAGGAAGGGTTCATGGAATTTAAGTTTTCGGAAGAGCTTATCCCCTTCTTACTGCAGCTCAAGGAACGTTTCACCAGCTACCGGCTAAACAACGTTATACCGCTACGCAGTAGCTACTCTATTCGTATCTATGAACTGCTAAAACAATATGCGAATATCGGAGAACGCACCTTTGACTTGGAACATTTGAAGTCTATTCTCGGTATTGAACCAGATGAGTACAAGCTATACGGGCATTTCAAGAGCCGAGTTCTTACTTCCGCTCAGAAGGAACTTGATGAAAAGACAGACTTATCTTTTGAGTTTGAAGAATTGAAAGCCTCTAGAAAAGTTGTTGGGGTCCGCTTTATCATTACCCGAGGAAGGTCAACAAAAGAGATTAACCACATAGAGCCTAAAATCGTTGAGGAAATAGCCATTGCTTCTCGTTTAAAAGCGTTCGGATTGACTCAAGCACAAATCGAGTACATCCTGAAGACTTATGATGAATCATACATACTGGAAAACCTACATATTGTCGAGAAAGACTATTTAGCCGGAAGAGTAAAGAATATAACTGGTTATGCTTATAAAGCTTTAGAGCAAGACTACCGGAAGAATAAACCGGAGATAGAAAAGCAATTGGAAGGTCAGAAAAGCAATCCTGCTTATGAAGGGATTCCTGAACATATTTTAAGGCAAATGGAGAGACAGAAAGCATTAGAAGCTCAGAGTGGTTCAGGAAAAGAACCGTCTCGCGAAGAACAGCGTAAACGTGTAAAACAAATGCTCCTTGCGTTCGGAGAAAAGTAGGCATAATAATAGCCGCCCTATCCTGGGCGGCTATTTTGTTAAGTATTATAAGTTGTATTTTTATATAGGTGTTCCTGAAATAAATCCAATAGCCCGAGCTATAGCAATCCCAGCGGCCGAATCACGAAGCGTATTTGAAAAAAGTGTATACAATGTTTTTGCTCGATCAAGGTTTCCGTTTTTTACAGCTTCTTGAAGTTTTTGAGCGTCTCCTAATGCCTCGTTTCGTTCAGCTTCATTTGGCAATTTATGTATCTCTTGAATGAAATCCGCAAAAATATCGGGTGATATTCCGGTCTGATTTTTTTCAATTTTTACTTGTGTATTTTCATTCCCTTGAAAGTTAGTATTATCACCAAGCTGCGCATTTTTAAAAGCGTTACCTGCAAAGATTTGTTTGCCGTCCATTATTGTCATCTCCCCGTTTACAACGTAGTAGAGTTTATCAATATTCACTCCAGATTTCATTATATCGAGTACAGATGTTGGTTTTGCATTAACTGTATTACTTACATTATTAGTTGGACTGATTTCTTTTTTTTTACATGTTTTAAATACCCCGGAAGAAAATTAAATACAATCCAAACTTTATCTAGGCTAGGAATGTATTTGATATCGCATATACTACATGTTCTTATTTCCTCTGTGATTTCTGATAAAGAGTCAACATCATAATCACTATCTCCGTTAGGGCATTCTACTTCGTAATATACTGTTAATTTCTTGCCTACTAAGTCCAACATATACTCGGTTACAGATTTCAAATCAGTAACACCAAGCCTAGCGCATACATAGTGAGGCGCAAAGTGGGAACGACCTTCAACAGCCATTTGTTCCAATATATCTTCTATAAGGAAATATAGATCCTCATCCACCTTGAAGCCCTCCCCTCATACATAGAATCTTGGCCTACTCTAGAGAAACCTGTTCAGTAATTTCCTCTTGTTCTAATTCTATAGCGAGTTGTTGTTCTCCTGTTTCCTCTTCATCCAATATTTCTTCAGACTCATTATTTTGATTATATTTTATATCAAGTATGTGATTCAAAACATACATAATTACTTCCTCACCAACATTTGAGCGAAACCAAAGTCCCTCGTCCGTTATTACATAGGATATTTCATCTTTAAATCCAAAAGAATATTCATAAGGAAAAATTAGTGTTTTCTTCTTCATGGGTTGATCGCCGAATTCCTTTTTGTATTCTTCGGTCGATTCAAGGTCTTCGACTCTTGTATGTGCTGTAACTTCTTTTGTAGCATAAACACCCTCTGTCATTTTATGCTTCGCAGCCCTTAAACGAGCTTTCAATCTACGAGCTAGTTCATTGGCTTGTTGATCTGTCAGTTTGGTAACTTTATCCCAAACAACCTCTTCTTTTATATCCATAATTTTTAGTACAGATTGTTTGAAACTTTCGTTTTGTGTTTGACTTGCTCTGATTTCTACCGAAAAAGGTGAAAAGTGTACCACTACATATTCAAGTAATTGTGGAGAACGAACTACTATTTGGTAGTCGTCTAAATATCTTTTGGGGGTACCTAAATAAGAAAAAGCTAAAATGATTTTTCCGTTTAATTGACGAGCCTTAATTAGTTTCGGTTCATTTGTTAACTTTGGACGAATGCCTTTCCCAAACAATGAACCTGTATACTTTTGAATTAGATAATCTTTAAAGTATTCAATATCATGCCATTCGGGAGGGATACCGCTCATCATAACATGTATATTAACCGCGGTCGCTCCAGCGAATTGGAATTGGTCAGCTAATTCCCAACCAATGGTAGGGCTAGCAGAGGAAACGGCATCGGCCATATCTTCTGTGGAATTCAGCTTAGCATCAAAACCTTCCCTTTTTATTATCTCTTTTAAAGCTCCGGTAGGCACTTGCATTATTAGTATATCCTTTAGACTCATGTGACAACCCCTTTCCTCTTCCTTTTATTGGTATTGTAATCCTTTTTTCCTATATAATCCAGTCTTTTTTAATAGTATAATCCATACAAAAAATAAAGACCGTCCCTAAGGTCGGTCTATTCATTGATTTTATTATTTAAAAGGATTGAATTTCTTTTCTAGCTTCTTCTCAGTCGTCTCCTTTTTTAAGGCTGTAAACGGATTCGCTGGTGCAGCGGCTTTCCCTGCTCTTGTCCGTGTACTGGTACGCCCTTGACGGCTGCTTAACTCTCCACCAATGTCAAAACCAGACTGCCGCTCTTCTCTCTCTCTTTGCTTTGCTAGCAGCTCCTCGGACTCTTGTTTCAAATTTCTGGCCCGTTCTGGTAATCCCCGCAAGCTACAAATTGTATATACCAGTGCATGTTTGCTATCCCATGTGGAACGGCCATAATAAATCGGCACTCCTTCCAACTCTCCTTGCAGCTGGCGATTAATTTTTTCTAATGTGTCCCTGTTCAATAGCTTTTCTGTGTTTTTCGGCATCACGATATTAATGCCGAATGCAATCGCATCATTTTTATAGTCAAATCCATTAGCCAGGACATTTCTTTCCCGGTATGTAGCCACAATTTCATTAATCAGGTCGTTTTCGCTTTTCAGATCCCCGCTCTGTAAATTGATTTTCTTCTTCGCAAATGTGAGCACACCGCCCGTAAACAGCAGTTTGTTCTTAAAGTCTTCCGCATCTAAGGTTTTGTCACTCTCTAATGTAGTAACGACGTTCCATTCATGTAGTATAGAAGCTACCTTATAGTTTGAGTAACGGTCCCAAGATAAATTTGTAACTTCCGCGCTCCCCTGCTCCACAGCCTCTATATGCTCTTCAATAATTTTTTTGTTGTCTAGGATTACGATGTTCTCTAGAACGCGATACGAGCCGCCCTGTTCGTCCTCCTGGTACTCTTCTAATTTGGGTACCAACTCTTTCAACGCTTCGTATGCATTCACGTTTTCATCAACATGAGGGTTCGGGAGACTTACGATAGCCATAACTGGCTTTCCTAAGTAATCCGCACATACGTCAATGACCATGTTAATGGAGCCGGTTCCAGTACCTCCGCCCAGCGACGCCACAACAACAATGGCTTCAGTATCGTGCATTACACGGTTGAGAGTTTCGAATACAATCTCCCCATTCGCCGCCATAGCTTGCTTACCCTTTTCAGGGTCCATACCAGCCCCTTTTTCAAACTCTGCACCTTTTAACTGGAGACGGTTAGCTCTATCGACGTTTTGAAGGTTTTGGATATCCCCCATATTTGTATTGATGCATAGCACTGGATATTGGGCGTTCCCGTTCGCGTTCCGGATGCCAGCGAATGCATCAACGATTTTTCCTCCCCCCTGTCCCAACCCAACAAATCCAAGCTTTGTACCAACAGTCGCTCCTTTTTGCTTCACGAAACTTTCTAATTGCCATACATTGTCGATAGTTAACATTTTATACGTTCTCCCCTTTCGGCATGATTTTGCAGGCTTTTAGTAGCTCTGGATTCCGTTCTAAGAAATCACCCATATATTCTGTTGCCTTCTTGCCATTTTCAGTAAGAAAATACATGTCTGCCGGTTTTTTACGATAAGAACTAATGAATGTAGTACCTATCATTGTGGCGATCGCTTCATCAATCGCAAAACGAAATTTTTGTGTACCAGGATCAACATTACAAGCCGCTTGATACTCTCTCAAAATATCAATTTTAGATATACCCTCATCTGAACGTGTTATAAGGTACAAAACATCCAGCAATATTGATTCTTTAATTACTTTTTCGCAGATAAAAGCTACAGTTCTGTCATCAAATGCGACTACTTTTTCTTCTTGCAAGGAGCTCTTCCCTCCAATTTATATAAGGTTACATTATGTTATAGTTACTTTATGTTTTGTTATGTAACATAAGGTAACGATACCATGTTGTTTTCGATTTGACAATGGACTCCGTCAGGCTTTCAATAGATTTATCGGTGAGTAACATGTGATAAGTGAATCACTAGTAAGTCATTTAATATGAGTCATATATAATGGGTGAATCACATGTGTGTTACTTGATTTGGGGAAATTTTTGCTGATTCTATTTAAAAAATGATTCATATGTGATATATGAATAACAAGTGAATCCTATTGTGCGTATCTTTTTGAGAGAAAGGTGGGAGTATGAAAGATTATTGGAAGATTATTGATTTCTCAAAAGAAGTCGGTAAACACTACAACACTGTAGACTCTTGGTTTAAACGACTTGAAGAACGTAAATTGCATTATGTAAACCGTGTTGGCGAAAGTCAGGAGAAGATTTACGATAACCTAGATTTAGAGATTGCCCATTTCATTGTTAAAAAGCGTGATCAAAAGTGGGCTCTAGACGCGATATTCGATCAACTTGTTGATGAGTTTGAACTTAGACCGTTTCCAATTGATGAACAGGATAATTCGCCTGGAAAGATTGATATTGAAGCCATCACGCAAACCATTGAGCGTATCTATGAGCAAAAAACAGCCGCCAAGATAGAAGAAATGAAGAAAGAACTGCTTAATTCTTTACCGAAGCCTGTAGACCCTTTAGAAGAACGGCAAAACAGAGTCACAGACATGATTACGCAGAAACGTGTTGAATATATTCTCAGAGAAGAGGCGCGGAATCTATGGTCGCAAAAGCCAGAGTCTGAGAGGATGAAAAAAGTAGGGTGGTTTAGGAAAGAAGAAGACTTCGACAAACGTGAGCAATTTATCCGAGAATACATTCATCAACATTTTGAGGAACGTTTAAAGAAAGAGTATGAATTATAGGGTAGGGCAAACGGTGATTTATAGTAGGTTAAAAAGCACAAGCGGACACTTGTGCTTTTTATTTATAAGCTTTTTCCGACTTGTTCAAGTACTCTTATAAACAGTGGAGAAAGCTGGATTAAGATATAGCCCAATCCTGCGTGTTGTATCGTATTCCAAGCCTTTTCAGAGTTACCAAACATGAAAAAGAAACAGCCTCCAATCATAACAACTGAAGCGACAGGCAGACTGATTGCAACAAGTATTTGAACAATTGGATCAAGAGCATGAGCAAGGATAGATAGCGAAGTAGAAGCAACAGCCTTGGTTGCCGCTTCGCCAGCTCCTTCAGCAAAGACCGCCGTCGGAGATAGGGCAAGGGGAACCATACAACCGGCCTTAATAAGTGTGCTCGTAAGCTTCTTTAGGTCTTTGTTGCTTATTTTTGGCGTCTTCCATGAGCCATCCATAAACTCAGTAAATCCGATCGTTTGAACCTTTGCCATTCTAAACACTCCCTTATTTAATCTCGTCAATCAAATACACCTGAAAGGGTAGGCCGTCGCATATCTCCCTAAAGCGTTTCATTCTGCTTTTGTTGACTGTTACGATATGTAAAGTAGGAAAATAGCCGAAATTTTTATCATTTTGAAAGACACCTGACTCAAACATCTTTCTGTACTTGTGTACTTTTGCTTTGTTTTCAGCCATTGTTTGCCGATTATCCACTTCTAAAAAGTTGTACTGTTTATCCTTGAAGAAGAGGGCATCAGGGATAACACAAACCTTTCCTCCGATTTCTACCTTTCGTTCGTTAAACCAATGAGGAGGGCAGCCCATATGAAAGAAGAAGTCAACACGCATTAAGTTATGAGTAGTTTGCAGCGTCCGTTTTACTTGCTTTTTAGCCCCAATCATCTCCCGGCCTGACTTGTTTAGATAATATACCGTGTCATAGCCCTCTCGGAAGCTGTGTAGGTACGCTTCCATCTGCCGCAATACCTTTTGTGCGTTCCTGTCGCCTCCAAGCCTGTGAAGACGCTGTATGTGGCTCCTAGTCAAGAAATTGAATCTTTCCAGACTGAGCAATATCTGTTCTTGTCTCTCCATCCGGCTTATTTTTGACCTCATTGACGGGCTCCTTTCTCGCTTTAATAACGATATGAGGCATAATGGCCTGATGAATGATCTTTGTTTCGATCATAGGTGTTTGCAGGATTCGTCTCCGGTCCGCCGTTTGATAAATTGCACGGCCTTTTACCTCTGGTAGTTCTTCAGCTCCCGTTTCATCAAGTACAACACGGCTGGCCGTTCCATTCTGAACCCTGAAGCAAAGCTTTGCATCTGAATTTTGTTTACACTGACGGGGAATCACGTCGCCCGTAGGGTACTGTGTGGCAAGAATCTGCCGATACCCAAGGCCGGCACCTAGCCGGGCAATTTGGCTCATGTATGTTTGGCAGCTCTCCTTCAATGCCCGTTCCTCTTTAGTAATGGCTTCAGACGGATTTAGTTCTCCGACTTCATCAATGATGATGAAATGACGAGTAGGGTCCTTTGCCTCCTGTACATTCTTTACCGAGCGATGCTTAAATTGCTGTTGTTTCTCACGCATTTCTTTTACGACGGATCTGAGGGCTTTCTCGGCCTCTTCTGGCTCTTCGGCGTAGTTTACGACCTGTTCTATATCCTGGTAGTCTGAAAACTCTACACCGCCTTTTAAATCAATAAGGGTGAATTGAACGTTATCCGGCTGCAGGAGTAGGAGAGTGGTAATGAGCATATTGAGGAAATTTGATTTCCCATACCGTGTGGCGCCGCCAATGACCATGTGAGGGATTTTTTCAAAGTCATGTAGAATGAGTTGGTTTCCTTCTCGAATTTGTCCTACGGTCACTTTCCAGCCGTCTCCGACTAGGCTTATGTCTGTGTAGTGGAGTAGGGTAGGTAGTGGCTCGTTATAGACCTTTATCTTGAGTAGGCCATCGTAAGACAGCTCTATCTCCTTTCTGGTGGCTTTTTTCTTCTTCAACAACTCTTTTATCTGGTGAATGAGGTTTTGCTTCAAATTAAGGCTTTTTAGGTCTGTTAGAGTGAAGTGGAGTAGGGTCTTCCTGTTATTAAGTCCATCCTGGATGTGATTGAATTTTGCTTTATAATCTTCAAAGCTTCTTCCCAATGGAATCCTATATCGGTACTCAACGCCCCAGGGATATATCTTTCTTTTGACAAGCTGCGTAGTGAATGTTCTTTTCCCGTCTCGAATGTTCAGACCTGAATTAGTAAAAATTTGATTCAATTTATCGCTGTCATTTGTTGCGCCCGTTTTTTTGAATTGGGCATAAAGGGCGATCGAACCCATCACAACTGAAGAGATAATCTCAAGCATCAATTTGTATCAACTCCTTTTTGAACAACGCCACCTCATTTTTATTTCTGTAAGAAATAGTTGGGGAGAAAGCGAACGACAAGAAGCAAGCTGTTTCATGCGAGAATATTGAGTTTTCAAGGTTCGTTTTTTCGTTCGCGCATCTCTCGTGCTGAACGCACTTGATTATGAACTCGACCGCGAACGGTGTGATTTGTTAAATGATATGGGAGTCCGCTTGTCCAAAATGCAAATTTTTTTTGGATGAAACGATAATTTTTCTTTGCAAATTGGACAGACTAAGTTCCAAGGAGTGATTTAGATGTTTGGCCTTGGAAAGAAAAGAAGTAAATTTGGTAAATGGATTGATAAACGGGGAATTAGTCAACAATGGGTTGCGGCTAAGTCTGGAGTGAACCGGAATACCGTGGGGAAAATAGCGTCCGATCCGGATTATATACCGACTGGAACGACGATAAAGAAGATACTGTCGGCAGTACGCGCTGTCGATAAAAGCGTGAGAGCTGAAGACTTCTGGAGCATGTGATGCCATTACATATCATGCCGTCTATAACCAAAAATAAAGCCTCCTGCCGGTTAAGGTAGGAGGCCATAGGTATGCTATTAAGCTGTATTGCTTCGCGCTTACTATCGCTATACGCTTACGCAATAAAGCATATGAACAATATTTTAAAAAAAGAACTATTTTCACAAAAAAATATTATTAAACATTTTATCTTTTTTCATTAAGTAATTCATACCAATTTTCTGGAAAACCAATAAGATGCAATTTTATCTGGTCTTCATACTGACTAACCAGTGCATATAAGTTAGAAATGAAAAAGTCCCAAACGCTTTTATCCAGACATAATCTGCTCATTATATATATAGCTGCAAATGGGCTTTTTTCTTGTATACCTCGTTTTTTATCATCATCAAATAATTTTGGTGAAAGAACTAATCGTTTCCCGTACAGTCGTCCGTAGTGAGCACATACATTCCTTACATACGCCAGCGTTCTAAGCCAGCTTTCTATATAGAACGGGGTGGTCCCGTAAGTTTCACCTGCAATTTTCTTTTGATCATCTTTCTTCATGTTCTTAAATAACATGGATAGTGCACCAAAGGTTATAAGTTCAACCACTGCCCATATCGGAAATTGACCATCATACTTTTGTTGATAATGCTGAACAAAGAGTTCTTTTCCCCTCGAAGTTTCTTTTTTAACTTCCAATAAAAAATTAGCATGATGTAATTCGCTTTTGAAATATTCTTTATTTTTATATCCTAAAGGACCATATTTATGAGCTAATACATAGGCAATTTCAGTTCGAAAAGCGATTTCTATATTTTCTAACATTGGAAGCAATATATTTCGTAGTTTCTGATCGAACTGATACAAGGTATATACATGTTCAAAGGTTATTCCATCAAAAAATCTGTCGTTTTTTTCTAATGACAATGTGTATCCGCGAAGTCTGTAGTAATTCACTCTTTTTAGAATTTCCAACGCAAAGTACTCATTTTTTATTATTAAATTTCTATTTTTCAACAAATTTAATTGCTCTTCATGTGTAAGTGCAGGTTTCATTTGGTTTTCCTCCATGAGAATAACCCCTATAAATAAAAATGACTCACCCTGGTCCGCATTGTTAAGAGGCGTGGTGAGTTCTGTTATCCATATTATAACTTAAACTTTCCAAAATGGCAATAAAAATGGACAAAGTGGCAACAATCATTTATAGATTACCAATTACAAGGTTACTGCTTCTTGATTGATTAAAGGTTGGTCGCAGTTTTGTTATTGTAAAGGACTTTATAGTCCGATTTATTATAGCGTTTGCTCTTGTTTTTGCTTACAAGTAAACATTTTCTTTCATTCTGCATCAAAACTTTATAAAAACAGATGCAGTAGTTAAGTATGGGTCTATGCGAATACAGAGTTAGACAGTAATTGCATGATACAAAAAAAGCCCCGCCATCCATACGGACAGCGGGGCTTAATCATCTTACTCTTTCTTCGCTTTCCCGGTATACCCGGATACTACACCAACACCAATGCAAGCATAACTGATAAGGTCTAATCCTAAATCCCATAGACCTTGGGGAACAATAAATCCTCTTGCGTTTAAAACTTGATACAACAATCCACCAACGCCAGCCCACAGAAACGGGTCTTTCAGTCTCTCCTTCATTAGCCATTCACCTTCTTCATTCCGGCAGCTACACGCACCTCATCGGCAAGCCGACCAACTTCTTTTTTCTCATCCTGGCATGTTGAAGCGTTCCATCTGTCCTGTAAGATACGAATGATTTTGTTTGCATCTTCTGTTTTCATGAGTTTCTTTTCCTCCTTAGGTTGAGTAGGTTGTGGTGTTTCTGGCTTCTTTACTGGCACATAGGCAATACCGATAGCAACTAGCACACCTTGTCCGATGGCTTCCGCTAATTCAAGCAAAAAAGCAGCGTCTTTCATCAACGCCGCTTCCTTCGGATTCGATATGAAAAAGCATTCTAATAAAGCTGCTTTTGCCTTGACCTTTAATACAGCCAGATTTGTTCGTATCTTGATGCCACGGTCTTTTAATCCATGTCGTTGCAGGAACGCTTTAATAGCAGCGTGTAGGGCTTCAATTTGCC